TAACGAATGCGCTGGATATTGTGACTATGATGAAGAAGATTGTATAACATTATTTGTTAATCCAAAACTTAAAAAGAAAATGGTAATCACAACACTCTTTCACGAGTTTGTCCATGCAAAGCAATACATAAATGGTGAGCTTGAAATAGGTGAAGGCAAAGCGCCATCGCGTTGGAATGGCGAACCATTTGACGGAGATTACTATTCTTTACCGTGGGAAAAAGAAGCATACGAATTAGAAACAGTAATGTCAGACATATTTTTTAATGAAGTATTTAAATAACTATTGACATTCTATCGCGAATCAGATAGTATAGTTCTATAAATGGAAGGAACTATACATGATTGAACTTATTGTAATTGCCGAACGTCTTCGTAGTTTATCTCGCCGCGCTGATAACTTTGGTAAATCGCGGCAGGAACTCCTCGAAGAAATTATTATGATTGCTGAAGATTATGAAGATCGCGCCGAGCGTCTTGAAATGGCTCAAATTGTTGAGGCTCAAGCAGTATGATATTTTCTACTTCATTGGTAAACACTAAAAACCATTGGGCTGTTGGTACAGAATGGCAATATGCTAAAGGTACAGTAAAAATGCATAACGAAGGTTTTAGTTGCTCATGCAAAAAGAAACCACGTAAAGCGTGTAGTCATATTCGTAACGTAAAGCTACGGCTGCATGGAACTTTTGATGAATATTATAAGGAGGCTGCGTGATGGGAGCTTTTATTGGATGCAGTGTTTTCTTTATTACATTGGTAGCTGTTACAGCTGTATACGAAACATTTTTTTAAAGGAGAAATAAATGCCTAACTGGTGTATGAACGATGTTCTTATTAGTGGACCTAAAGAAAAGATTACTGATCTGTATAATAAAATAATGGATACAGGTGGTCTTTTAGAAGTTATGTCACCTCAAGGAGAATGGGATTATAGTAATGCAGTTGATAAGTGGGGTACCAAGTGGGATGTAGATCCTGAAAATCTTGAAATTGAATTTGAGAAAGAAGAAGGCTCAATTTCAGGTACTGTGGACAGCGCATGGAGTCCTCCTGTAGAAGCATTTAAAACCTTTTTGAATAATAACCCAGAATGTGTTGCTGAGCTTAGATATTACGAATCAGGTATGGAATTCATTGGAATATTTGCTGATGGCAAAAATGAATATTTTGAATATGATTCAAACGATATTAATTCGTTAGACTCGATTCCTAAAGATCTTGTAGAACACTTTAATCTTGAAGAAGAACTACAAATGAACTTTGATGAAAGTGAAGAAATTTGGGAAGATGAATATTAAAGTAGATAATTTAGATGATTCTTTAACAAAAGACTTTGTTAATTTTTGTTGTAAAGAGCTTAATATAAAACCTCATAGCATTGAAGTTGTTGGCGCTGCGTATTTAGCAGGTAAAGACAGAACAGGAATGTGTATAGATCTTGACGAACAAAGCTATATAATAATGACTGCAGTTAAAGATCGTACTCTTACTGAAATATATACTACTGTTGCACATGAAATAGTTCACATCAAACAATACATGGAAAATAATCTCGGTAAATTACTCGACAGCAACAAACCAAAATACGAAGATCGTTGGTGGGAAAAGGAAGCAAGAGAAAAAAGTTTGGTTTTTGTGAAAAAATTTGTTGACATTCTTGATAGAATCAGATAGATTATATATATCAAATGGAAAAAAGGAATCACCATGAACATTACATTTTTTGAACAAACTCCTCAGCAACGTGTAATTGCTAACTTTGGCCGTAAAATGATGTGGTTTTCAGAAAGCGGAGAAAATATGAATGTGCCTTTGGCAATTCTAAACGCGTTTTCAGATGTAGGAGAGCATCTTGCAGAGACAGCTTCAACTAAAGGTTTAAACGACGCTCAGCTCTTAACTATTAAATATGCTAAAAAGGTTATGAAATAATGTTTAAGTTTGGTAAAGATTTAGATCTCGAAGAAGAGTTTAAAGAATTTAAAGTTATTGATTGGATGTTTGACACTTTTGATGCGCAAGAGCGTGAAGAAATACAAGACATGTCACGCCAGATCGCGATGAATAAATATCTGTCTGAGTACAATTCAGATATAGATATCAGCTTTGAGTGTGATGGTTCGTCAGAGCCGTTTGATGAATGGGATTTTAGTAGTGAATATGTTGATTGAAATAATTCTTCCTAACATTGTTTTTTGGTGTGTATACGGCTGGGTTTGTTATTTACCCTACAAAATCTTTCAAAACGCAATAGACAACCATAAAGGATATAACAATGTCTAAGTTCATTATTACAGCAAGCCTATTGTTGGCTGCAACAACTGCAACCGCAGACGCAAAAACAAAAATGGTTGGTGTACAAGATTATTACGCAACTCAAGTTATTTCTGAACCTTACTCTGTCAAGGAATGTTATACTGTAGAGACCCCGATTTATGGCAGACAGCAAGGCGGTGACGCTGGTGCTGGCGCTTTAGGCGGTATGATCCTCGGTGGCATCCTCGGCAAAGGCCTGACCGGTGATGACGGAGGCGCAGCTGCAGGAGCTGTCCTTGGCGGTATTATTGGCGCAAATGAAGCGCAAAATAGTACTAAGCGAGTCATCACCGGTTACAGGCAAGAACGTAAGTGCGATAAGGTAACAAGATACCGCGATAAAACGCGTCGTGTTTATGACTATTCAGTTGTCACCTTCAAACAAAATGGTAGAACATACGAGCTACAATTTATTGATGTAACAAAGTGATAGGTCTCTTAGCTCAGCCGGATTAGAGCAAGTGCCTTCTAAGCACTAGGTCGTAGGTTCGAGTCCTACAGAGATCACCAATACTCGCATGTTGGAATTGGTAGACAATGAAGACTTAAAATCTTTTGCCTTAGGGCGTACCGGTTCGAGTCCGGTTGCGAGTACCAAATAGAAAGAATGATTAAATGTGGGCCCTTGTCTTTATATACTTTTACGATACTATACCTTATGCCGAATTGGTAACAACTCATTCTACGATGACAGAATGTTTTTACGCCCGTGAAGCTCTTAGTGATGATGTAGGAAAGGGTGGAGGTTATTTCAAACTAGGGCAACAGGCTTTATGTATTAATTTAAATGAAAGATCAATATAATGTATAAAACAAATGATATTGTTACAGTACTAACAACCAACGGTGAATATGTTGGAAAATTAGTATCACAAGATAACGATAAGGTGGAACTTAAAGATCCTAGGTTTGTGTCTATTAGTGACCAAGGAATGGGATTTGCAAATGGTATTTCTATGACAGGCCACGCAAATCCAAAAGAAGTTACTCTCTATAATATTTCATGTATTATGGAAACAAACGAACAAGTACAAGATGCGTATCGTCAAATGACAAGTGGACTTGTAACGCCAAAAACAAATCTAATTGTATAGGAGAAAGAAAATGGAATTACGAGATCAAATGATAGCAGCTCTAAAAGACCACGCGCGCGCTCATATCGAAAAACATCGTATGAATGCAGAAATTTATTTGCGGAACCCAGTAGGAGTTGGCGAGCATTCAGAAGTTATGGAAGAAATTGAAAAGCAGCTTGAAGAAATGGCTAAGTATGAAGACCAATTGGACATGCTAACTAATTATTTCTAATGGAGCCAAAACTAAAAGGATTTCCAAAGTGCTACGTTGTTAACCTTGAAGAAAGTGTTGAACGTAGAGACTATATGAATTCCGAGTTTAATAGACTCGGTTTAGATGGAACCGTCCTACAATACAAAAGACTTGAAGACAGCGATTTAAAGATTGCTGGCGACCGTGACACCTTGGACATACTACCATTAGGTGCTACTACTTCTCATCTCCTGACCATTAAGTGGTGGTATGAAAATACTGATGATGAACAAGCCGCATTCTTTGAAGACGACTGTGACTTTAGCACTATTCAACATTGGAACTTTGTTTATGAGGATTATGTTAAGGAGTTTGGCGTATTGTGGGATGGTCTCCAACTTTGCTGCATGCACGAAGGCTGGGCTGTTATGTATCCACGCCACCGCAACGGCCACGATCATGGACTTCAATGCTATGTAATTAAGCGCCATTATGCTAAAAAAATTATAGACTATTATTTTGTAAATGATAACACAATACATTTTAAAATGCCGTATGTATTAAAGAGTGAAGATAGTAAAAAGTATAAACCTACTATAGAAAATGTTGTATATGGATTAGGCACTTTCTATATTCACCCGTTATTTAATCATAACGTACCAAAATTTCCATCAACAGTTCACGATCCAAATTCACAACATTTAAAAGATGTTGCTAATCACGCATATGGATATGTTAAACAGTGGTGGGAAACCAAAGGAGGAACTGGTAACCTTAATGAATTATTTACTTATGAGTGGTGTTGTCCACCACCTCAAACATTTTCCCAAGTCATGCATATTGATAGGTAGTCTTGCAGGCTGTTCAATACTTTCTGAAGAACACGATTTATCACACCCTGATTATATAAAATTAGGTGCTGAATACATAGGATATTCAGAAACAGAGCATCGCTCTGATTTGAGAAACTTTCTAAAAGTAGATCCTGTCAACACAGAATGGTGCGCAGCGTATGTTAATGCTGTGCTTCGTGATTCTGATATCCCTGGTTCCGAAACAGTATCAGAAAATCCATATATGGCAAGAAGCTTTATGGATTTGGGATATAAAGTTAATACTCCAGAACACGGAGACATTGTTGTCTTAAAGCGAGGAGAGCCTTGGGAAGGTCATGTCGGTTTTTATCTTGACCTTAAGATTATAGGCGGAGATGTTTATTATCAAATTCTTGGCGGTAATCAAGATAACTCAGTGTCAATTCAATTATTTAGAGCTGACCGTGTTGTAGCAGTTAGAAGGTTAATACTATGAAAGTATTAGTAACAGGTGCAACAGGTTATATTGGTAGTCATGTTTGCAAACAATTAAAAGAACACGGTCATGAAGTGCACGGCTTTGATTTGAACATACACGGCGAATATAACAACGTTGAAAAGTATTGCGATAAGTTTTGGGTACAAGACCTTATGGATCATTGGCTTATGGGTTGGGGAGACGCAGTAGTTCACCTAGCAGGCCGTAGCGTTGTTCCTCAATCACTAAAAGAACCATCAGCGTATTATCGTACTAACATAATGGGTACAAAAAATGCTGTTGAAAAGCTCAGAACAGAAAATTTTATATTTGCAAGTACAAGTTCTGCGTTTGAAATGGCTTCTCCATACGCAAGAAGTAAGGTAGGAGCAGAAGATGTAATTAAGGAGAAAGCAGATGGGTATACTATTTTTCGCTTTTTTAACGTCAGCGGTACTGATGGTGTTAACCGCCAACTTGGTGTGGCTTCCCATCTTATCCGTGTTGCTGCTATGGTGGCTGCTGGCAAAATTCCCAATATTAAGGTCTTTGGTAACGATTATGATACTAGGGACGGTACTTGCATTCGCGATTATATACACGTTAGTGATCTTAGCCGTTCTATAATTAATGCGGTTGAAGCTGGTCCTAGCAATACTCCATACGAGTGTTTAGGTTCTCAAAGCGGTTGGACTGTACATGAAGTACTTGATACAATGGAAAGAGTTACAGGCGTTAGTATGAACCGTGAAATCGTTGGCAGGAGATTGGGCGATCAAGCTGCCGCAGTCGCGACTCCGTCAACATTATGCAAATTAACTAAAACATTAGAAGATATGTGTTTAGACCAATTTACTTTAGAAATGAATAATCCATGAAAATACAAAATATTGCCTTGTTTCCAACGAATGTAACTCACGCACAACATGAGGTTAGCAAAGAAGAACAAGATCTTTGGTTTGATTTGTATTTAAAACATTCTAATGAAGATGGGAGAACTCATGACCTTTTAGGATATGAACAAATCCAATTAGAGCCAAGCCTAGAAGGTTTCTTTAAGCATAAAGTAATGCCGAGTGTACGTGAATATTTCAAAACGTTAAGTGTTGACTCAAACAAGTTTAACGTCCATATAACTAAAACTTTCTTTAACGTTGTTGACGATAACGGAATCAATAAACACAACCACGAAGAAAACCATATATCATTTACTTATTATCCATATATAAAACCAGGAAAAGAAAGAAGTATTATATTATATGATACTAAATCTTGCCATTCAAACGAAATAAACACAAGTTGGTTTTTTCATTATGTTGATAAATGGACTGAAATGAATTGTACTAATTTTTCTATACCAGTAGGTCAAGGTTCTATGCTTATTTTTCCAAGCAATATGAACCATGATATCACAAAAGAAAAACATGAAAGTACAGTTATAAATTCGTTTAAAACTAAAGAGGATTTACTTGAAAGCCGGTTTTGTGTTGCAGGTGATATGATCATTACAAAAAAACCAGAAGCAAAAGTTTATATGAGAACTTTATCATCTCCTGAAAATTGGAAAACATTTGGTTGACATTCTAAAAGAATCAGTATAAATTAAATATATCTAAAGGAGAATAGATATGGATAAGCAAGCTGAAATAGCTACAGAGTTAGCAATTGATATCATGATGAACGGTTTTCATCAGCCTTTAGTAAATGGTAAAGCTAATGTAGAAAAAATTGAAGACGAAATAGTTAAAGGTATATATGCTCGTGAAATAAAAGACGTTAATCAAGAAACGGTTAATATGGCAGTTATGTTTGTTAACGATATAATAAAAGAGTTTGGAGAATTAGATGGGTAATTATCAAATCAATCATAAAGAAGTTACCTTGGAAGGTCATACGTATTTTATTCCTTCATACGCGTTACGACGCCCTGCGGCAGAAGTAATGATAAATGGATATCGTTATGAAGCAAGGACACACGAGTTTGTTGTTGGAGTATTAAAAGATACTAAAATGTCTATGATCCATGGTGGTACGTTCTTTGGTGATATGGTTCCAAATTTTTCTGTACATTGCGAAGGTACATTATATGCCTTTGAGCCGGTATTAGAAAACTACGTTCTTACGAGACGTTGCGTTCAAGAAAACAATTTGACTAATGTTATGTTATTTAATGCAGCTATGAGTCTTGAAACTGGTTACGCGTATATGCAAACATTTGACAATGGCCACATGGGTGGCGCATCACAAATTACAGAAGATGACAATAAGAAAACACAATTAGTTAATACGATCGCAATTGATGATTTGGCTATTAAAGAATTATCAATTATGCATTTGGATTTAGAAAACCATGAGCCTCCTGCAATCAAAGGAGCAAAGAATACAATAATGCAAAATGAACCTATTGTAATTATGGAAGACTATTATGATAAAGCTGGTGATGTTCTTAAAGAATGGGGATACGAATATATTGGACAGCTAAAGTTCTCCCCTCACAATTGGTTAAATATATGGTCAACAGAAAAGTTTAAAGATGTCGCAACCAATAATTTACAAACACAATCATAAAGAGTTTTTAAAACTGCAGCGGTTTAAGAAAGAAACTCTCAAATTAAAACGAATGCGTAAAAGGGATTTGAAAGAATATGTCCTTAAAAATAATCCAGTTCATAGCTAATTACTCGAACTCAGCAAAACTGTTAGATAAGCAAATAGCAGGTAAAGATTTTGGTGTACCTATTGAAAAGGTAGACATAATGGGAAACGTTGGTTTAGCAGGTAGCTATGGTGTTAAAACATTACCGTGTTTTATACTATTAAAGGATGGTGTTGAAATTGATAGAGTTCAAGGTACAATTCCGCCGCGTTTAATAACTGAAATGATTAATCGTCATTCCTAAAAAATATATTGCAATTTCTAACGTGATTAATGTTTCTTTTATTGCATGCTTTCTTTTGTATATCAGAACTTATCTTGTCTCTGCGGTATCCACGCCTTTCCCACTCATCAATCCATTCTCTTTCGTGCCTTTCAGCAATATGACCATTGCCGCCTTGCCCAGGCCTTGCGGCTGAAAACAAAACGACGCGTGGATTTTTAGAAACAAGATAGTCAAATATTTCAGCATGGAATTTTTTGTCAATATGTTCCATAACTTCAATAGACACAATTGCGTCATAAGTTGGTAATATTGGTGATGGTTCAGGATCTTTAGTTATATCCCAAACAATATTTTCACAACCTTCATTTTGAAACATATTAGGATCCATCGGGGCAGGTTCTACGCCATGAACGATTGGAATATCGGAATTGGACATGTAATTACAATAATGCCCAATTCCGCAACCAAACTCAAAAACCGAAGTTGGTTTAAATTTATCTACAAAGGACCTTATCATGCCATCGTCAAAGTTATTAGGATACCATTTTTTATGGTCTTCAAAAGTCCAGTGTGCCATGGTTTATTCTTTACGCCAGATTGTCCATGCTCCCCAAGCAATTGCTGCATAAGCAATCATTTGAGTTAGCGGGCTGAATACAATAATGGCAGCACCAGCGGCAACCATTAAAATTCCGTCCATACTTGAACGCTCTGTAAGTTTTGATTTTAACCAATTCATTTTTTGGTCTCCTTCTGTTTTATTACTTTTGCTTTAGATCCAGCTTCTAGCGTTCGCAGCCGCAATTCTAAATCATCAATTTTCTTTGTGACTTTAGGATAGCGTTTACGCCAAGCTTCAGGATCGTCTTGTAGCCAATCCCAACCAAAGCGGTCTACTAAATAATCTAAAAATGCATCAAACTTCGACATCAGATAAAGTGCTGCGTGTGTATTTCTGAACCATGCCAAAAATGCTGCGCCAATTACTGATCCGCCGATAGCTGTATATATCCACAGCGTATCGCCAAACATTCTAGTTAACATTTCCATTTATTTATCCTTATGATTATGAGTTCCGTTTCCGTGCGTATGACCATGACCAACATATGACCATATAGCCCATCCACCTAAACCAACCGGTACAGCATGTAATAATAAATGCAAGATAAAAAGTATTGTACTTATAGCATAAGTTATATGTGCTGCTTTACTGTGAAAAAAATTGTCGAATAATTTAGCCACCGAAAGTACTCATTATCATTGGACCAAAGGCTGTTGCAACAAAACCTAGTATTGCAATAGCTATAAGACCAAGGATAAGCCACTTTGCTTTGAAATCGTCGACTCGCATTGCAAATCCAATAACTTCGTTGTTCATTATTCTAAAACTTAAATCAAAAGTTCCTTCTGGTGTATCTTCATCTTTTAATGGTACAGGTTTTTGTAATATTTTTGGTACTTCAATTTCATCAGACATTTTCATTTTCTTTCGTGTATTTACAATAATGGTTCATACCGTGATCGTATGCCCCGTCGAATGGCATTCCTTTTTTAAATGCACGTAATCTTCCACGCCATTTATCTTTTGTTCTTTGCCATCTACTCATTTTTCTAATATTACCGAAGTAGTTGATGTACCGCGGTTGCGAATGGTGTCTATATCCCATTGCAGCAAAAGGAACACAAGTGACCAAGTCGTTATTGTTAACATGGCGGAAATGAGGTATATGAGCAAACGATTTAACAAATTTTCTAGTCCCTACTCTTGGCGACCCATATGTATATAAAGCTGTAACTTTATCGCCGAGTCGGCTTGTTGCAATTGTTGCCATTGCAGCTCCTAAAGAATGGCCGCAAATAAACAAATGTTTTCCATCTGTTTTCATTTTAGATAAAGCCTTTTCAATGTCAGGCCATACTTTGTTTACTTCTTCTTGAAACCCGTTATGTACTAATCCGTGTCCATTGTTTGGTTTATCTGGAAAGGCGTTTAAATCTGCCTTAATATCAGAAAACTCTTTTGGTTCGGTACCGCGAAATGCAATTGTTATTTCTTCTTTGTTTGAAATGATGTGGCATTGTGCACCGTTTACTTCAACAAACTTGTGGGCTACATAACCTAATTTTTTATATTTAGGTTTTGCCTCAGGTCCGTCTAAGTATGCAAGCTCAGCTACTTCTGCCATCTTTGCACAATTTTCTAACATTGTTACTCCCCTGCTGCTAACATTTTTTCTAATATATCATCTTGTCTCATTTCCATGATATCTATTTGTATTTGTTGCATGTCGTGAAACGTTTCATGCCTTGCATATTTTGAAGCGATTGCTCCTGATAATTCAAGATGATTCATCTCAGTTTGCTTTTTTAATTCTTTAACTTGAATTTCTAATTTTTCCGTATTAATTATAAGATTATTAATTTGTTCTTGCTGCTTTATACTTTCTGCAGTATTTTGTTCTTGAAAATAACCTAATGTCGCTACTTCGTTTTCCAAGTTGTTAATAGTGTTTCCCATAGCAAAAAACGTTATGAATGCTAAAATTTCCATTTACTTACCTTTGCTTAACAGTTTTGCTTTAATGGCTTCGCTTGGACTGACCGGAACATCGGCCGGTCGCCGTGGCGATTCTTCCACTTTTCCATCTTTTCGTGTAGTACTGCGTCGTGGCGAATTACCAGAAATTTGAGCTCTGAGTTCTGCAATTCTTCTTCTGATATCTCGAATTTGTTTTCTAGTACTTTCATAATAGTCATTAGTCATTTTTCTTGCAGCTGCATTTTATGCATACGTCATTTTGGCAATCTTTACAGTCAGGTCTATAACAATGGCAATCATGGCCGCACGACGTACATGTTCTTTTTGATTCTTGCATGTGTATCTCCTATTCTGATAACGGATTATCTAATGCTTCTTGTATTGTTTCTTTGAGGTCCTTTTCTAATAATCTCATTTCACTATCAATATTAGTTTGTGTATCACGCATAGTATTACGTACGTCTTTTTCAGACGCTCTTATCGTCGCTTCAACTTCACGGATAGACGAAGTTACGTCTTTTTGAAGTTCGTTCATTTCAGTACGAATACCTTCAAGAGTACCACCAATACTATTTTGTGTATTCTTAATTCTTGCTTCTGAATTGTCAAGGTTAGTTGAAATTGTATCTCTTAAGTTTGCCATTGTATCTTGGTTATCTTTAAGAGTTATTCTTAGCCTTTCTTCGAAGGCATCAAGTTTTGCGTATATATCTTTACGCAAATCTCTTACGGTGGTTTCAGCCGCAATAACCTGATCTTCTAATACTCCTATTAAATTTTCAGAACGGGCAATGTCACCTTTTAAATCGTCTTTAATATCTTGTGTATATCCTATAGCGTCTTCAAGCTTTTGTAGTTGCAATGCATTTGCTGCGGCGATTTCGTCAATGTCAATGTTTTGAACAATTTCTTTCATGTCCATATAGTCCGCATAAAATTCAAAACCGGCCCATGCGCCACCACCTAAAGTAGATAGTGCGGTTAAGACAGCAAACATTTTACCACCTTTAAACGTGGTTCCGGCAAATTCAAATTCAGCCATATATTACTCCTCGAAAGATAATTCTTTCAACTGCTGAAGCTCTCTTCTTAAACGTTCTAATTCCAGCGATTTTAACTGTAATTCCATTTCATATAATCTATTACAATCAATTCTTTCTTTAGGTCTTGCGCCGAGTGGTATAACAATCCTTGCATATACACCAACGTTATCAACTCTCCTATCATTAACATATCGATTCACATCATCATAATAACCGCCGTCAATAAGACCAGTTACACCGAGCTCAAGTTGTGTAGCCGATCCGATGGCATTAGAACAATCTAAATCACCAGCCCTAAATTTATCGGATTGGTAATTACCTGGTGCACTCGGTAATGCCAAACTTACCGAACCAGAGTCTGCGTTTACTGTTGTCGTAAACAACATTAAACACAATGAAATAATATAACGCATAATGTTCTCACTTTAATTTGGAGCATATCCTTGATTTTACTCCGGTTGATAGTACATCATCCCTCAAAAGTTTAGAGGTAGTACATATATATACAGCCTTAGCTTTGTGTTCACTTTTGATATAAACCTCAAATTGTTTCTTTTCTAAATAACCAAGCTTTATAACTTTATCTTGTGAAGCAAACGGAAGTGCCTCCCAATATTTATCAAAGACTTCTATTTCGTAATACTCTACATCTGTTCTTCTATTCCATATATCCATAGTTGTCACCAACACACCATCTACGTACGCAGGTCGTAACTCAGGGTATGTTGGCGTCAATTCGTGTGATGTAACCGCAGTACTTATTAACACAAAAATCAAACTCACTAGGTATTTCATTTTTAATCCTTCACTTTACTCTTTACGCAAATTAACACCTTAGTCTGCGATACACTCTGCAACAACATTAGCTTTATATTCACCACCTGGTAGTGATTTGCCTACGCCATACTTTGCTTCTGATTCAACTTGAAACCAAGTAGACCCAGCTACACTAAGATCGTATTCAGTGTGATTATCGTATTCAATTTTAGCTGCTTCATATCCTGACATATTAGTATCTGATGTATTAGATACTGTAACTTCGCCATCCCACGTTACTGAGTCACTAAGACTCGGTGCGGAAGTAAACGATGTTGGCCAGGAAATTTTAGCGGTATAGTAGTCTGCAATAGCAACGTCATAGCGTACAACTGGATAAACACCGCCGTCCGCTGGGATTGTGCTCAATTCGTCTGGTGTAGGGTTACCATAAACCCCAGCTGTGTCTGTAAAAATTGAGCATTTTGACGCAACGTTACCGGTGATTGGAGTTTCTGCTGCGCCTACAGATCCGCCTAGCATAATAGCTGCTACGCTACTAAATATTAGATGTTTGAACATATATTTCTCCTTATCGTTCATATTGAGAGCGTACCATAGATTTATGATTAGCATCAGATGCCAAGTTTCTCATCGCTCTTCGGTTGTCTGGATAACTAGATGAAGGCAATACTAAAGTATCTTCGTATATACCTCCAGGAATAGTTATTTCATAATATGGTACAATCTTTGGATTTAACGATAAATCAGCTAAGATTTTTTGTTGCGCGGTACTATCGACTAATTTGTCAATATTATTATTACCGCCAAGCTGTTCTTCCAAATCATCCTCTACTTCATTATTGGTTGTTTGTTCTATTTCTTCTTCGTCTTCTACATTTGCTTCACGGTTCAATTCAGCCTGAACCCATTCATCATAATAAGGATCTCCAATTGACGGTGGAACGGCAAGTGAAGCTAAATATTCTTGTAATGCTGTCGAATATCCAGGACAACTTGGATCTGATAATGGTGAAAGACATTTATAACTATCATCTACCACCATCTTATAATTATAAACCACAAATGGATCCGTAACCGTACCTTCTCCTTCAACACTTATTTCTCCATCTCCCCACCTAGAAGAATCTGTATATCCAAATCTAAAAAATTTTCTTACAGACCCACCTGGGTTACCACTCCAATCATCTGTTTCTTCAAAAATATTTTGCCCAGGATTTGCAAGGTCTTCGTTTGAAATTGTAACCTTTGCGTCTGCCTCAGGATCTTTTACCATTGTATATTGATAAGCTAAACCATTTACTTCTACTGTAATATAAGGTGAAGCTGAATCAGGTAATACATTTTTCATTGCCCACGCTAAAGCATCCGCTGCGGCGTTATTTGTTGAATGATACGTTGTATCAGAGTAACAATAAGAGGAGGAGGCCGCCAACAATGCCACCGCCGAACAAAGTAGACTTAGTCTCATCGTTCATATCCTTTATTATATTACTTTGCGGATCTTCAGGTTGTTCATCGCGATTTGCTATCCATGCTGCTTTAGCTGCGTCCCCAATCATACCATCATAAGGGCAAGGTGTTCCTGCATCCATCATAGCGTTAAATACGCGAGGATCTTGGCACATCACTGAAACCGCAGCAACTTTCATTCCCATATCATATAATGTTTTAGCGTTCTTTAACTTTTCACAATTCATATCACGAACCATCTTGGCACCTGATATACCCAATATTTGTGTTTGGACTGCGCCGGAAACTCCAACTGTACATAAGTCTGAGTTAGCTGAATTAATCGAAGGGGCGATCGCCGACGGCGGTGGAGAATTAACTGTAGTCTCCGATGTACTATTACTATTGATAGTACTTTCTGTTGTACTTTCTGTAACTATTGGCTCTGCCTCCACTGCGGTTGTTCCAATGAAAGGTATAAATAATAAAAACAGAAAGAGTAAATGTTTAGTCATAATGTTCATCCCATATTAGTAATGATAAAAGCATACTTTACTCTATTATATATATTTATAAGTTTTTTAAGAGTGTCAAAGTTTTGACACATAATATAATTTGACAGTTGCAAAATGAAAACAATCGTTAACAAAATAAAAATTTGGACGTGGGATATAGCTGTTTGCCCGGTGCACAAGACGGCAATGTGGTATGGACCAGAGTCTCAAAAATTTGGCGAATCTTTGGATCAAGTTAAAACAATTTGGTATGATAAAAAAATACGAGAACAGTTTTTTAAATATTTTGCAGACGAACAAGACGAAGAATGTTATGGAGAATTTAGACCTTCATACAAAATAATAAATCAAGATGTAGTCAACGATAACGATATAAATCTTATAATTTTACCAGGTGATGATACTCGTACTTTAGCTGAAATTCCTGGGTTATTATTAAAAAATCAAGACTTAATAAACTTTGCAAATAACAATAATGTTACGATAGTTATAGCATGGATATTCGAGCATATATCGTTAAATCCTGATTACTATATAGGTAATCCTGATTTTAAAAATTTCTTTTTAGAATTTGATAAATTGTGTGAACAGTTACCACCAAGCAAATTTCAATGGCTGTTAAATTCATACGATACAAACCACAAACATCTTGATATTGGAACACACCTTGAAAAATATAAACCATATGTAACACACATTGATTGTTTTGATAAGATTTCTCATTTTCCATATATTCAGTGGGATCCGTATGCAAATCATGAATACAAGTTATCAGTGCCAGTTGGAATGATAGACGGAAGGTGGCTACGTTTAGACTTAATTGCTGAATTGATTGAAAGAAACATATTATGGCAAGATGACGTAATACATACGCAAAACGTACCAAACCCAGAAGCATCTATTAAAAAATATTTAGAAAATCCAGACCCAGTATTAAAACAATCTGTACACGATACTGTAAACCGCGTAGGTCCTGAAAATGTTTTTAAACACCGTATTTTAAATGATAATGGCGAAGATATTAAAACGAGTTGGATGAAAGTTGCAACAGGACAATTTTGGTATAGGACTCCACCGCAATTTATAGATTCGCAATTTCAAGTTGTAATTGAATCAAGAACTCATATACCATCAATTACTGAAAAAATTTATAGGCCATTAATGCTAGGGCAACCTTTTCTGTGGATTGGTGCGTCAGGTATAAAAACATATTTGGAAAGTAAAGGATATAAGTTTTATCCATGGATTGACTATTCGTTTGACGCGGAGCATAACCAATTATATCGCTTTAACATGGTAATGGATGAAGTAGAAAGATTGTATCATACTGATTTGTCGCAGTATTTAATTGACAGCGATGAGATAAATATACATAATATAAAGGCATTTAGATATAATGAAAATGATATATCTGATATGGAAAGGTTTTTAAATGATTTATAAAATAAAACTAAGACATGATTTTTCAACCTTTTTGAATGCTGATTACGAAAAACACAAAGGTAGTTGTATAAGTTACCAAGTTCGCGAACAAGAAGATATTCATAAAACATTTGGTGGATTTCCGGAAAGTTACTCCAAAGAAAACACAAAGATCCAACAACTATGGTTTGATCCTATTGATGTAGACTTTGAAGAGCTTGGCAATAAATTAAAGATTGAGCCAGTTACAATAAGTACGATATTGCAACCGCCTGGGAATACTATTACAATGCATAGGGACACGTTTTTTAAAATAAATAAATTGTTTCCTGATGATAAACGTAAAAAGGTAAGAGCTAATATTTACTTAGAAGATTGGGCTCCCGGCCATTTTATAAATTATCAAGATCATTACAAAAAATGGCAAACAAGTACTCATTGGAAAGCTGGTGATGGGTTTGTTTGGGATAGTGATCATTTACACCTTAGCGCAAATGCTGGCTTAACGCCAAAATATACTTTACAGATTAGTGGATTTTATAATGGAAGGGAATAACTATGAGCAAACCAATTAATGAATTAGAAGGTTGGGTATTTGAATATTTAAAAAATGAAACAGGTGAAGATTTAACAAGAGAACACTTGATTAGTAATTATATTGATTCTTTAGACGTAATGAATATTGTTATGGAAGCCGAAGACGTATTTTATCCAGGAAAAGAAATTCCTGATAACGTAGTTAGAGAATGGATACAAAACATGGGTACCATTGGTGAATTCATCGATAATGTACATTCTTATGCAGTAAGACTTCAAACTTAAAATAAATATATGGCGATAATCGCATTCCGATAACAATTATAATAAATGAGGAAATAAAATGAGCCATCAAAACGAATATGACGTGACTGTCGTTAAAGTAGTCGACGGTGATACTGTAGATGTAGATATTGATCTAGGTTTTGGTATTTGCCTAAAAGATGAAAGGGTACGCATCATGGGTATTGATACACCTGAGTCAAGAACGTCAGACCGTGTAGAAAAACTATTCGGTAAAGCATCAAGTAAAAGACTCGGCGAGCTTTTAGAAAAAGACGCAAAACTTATCACAACTGAAAACAAACATGGCGAGGATATGAAAGGCAAATTTGGTCGTATCCTTGGTGATTTCAGAGCAGCCGATGGGCGTTTAATAACAGAAATCATGGCTGAAGAAGGACACTGCGTTCCGTATTTTGGTGGATCAAAAGAAGACACTCAAGCAGCTCATATGGCCAATCGTGAACGTTTACTCGCTGAAGGATTAGTTAATCGTGAAGATTACGATAAGATGGTTATTGCAGAAGCCAACGAAAAAAAATAATTCGTTTTCACTAAAAAAGTTGTTGACATTTGGTTTAGAATCAGTTATATTGTTTATATAAGGTAAACAAAGGAACAACCAAATGTCAACAATTACACATCTTCCAAACGGTTCAATGATTAAAGCTGATGTTGTCGAGAGCTTTCAAAAAGCAATCCGCAACGATTTTAACTTGCGCCCTGGTTTTGGTTCAACAGATTTTTGGAATTTTGTTGAGTCTGATATGTATATGGATCTTGCTGGAATTTACGCTTCAACATACATCGACGAATGCTTTGAAGCATTGGCTGATCTTGAAATGGAGACAGTATAATGGAACCTTGGATTCAAGAAACTCGCAATGGCTTTGAAATGGCTGAAGAAGAAATTAATCGTATTGAAGCTCGGCCTGCCCAAGGTGAACAGTCTTGCATGGTTCAGTCTGATATGAAACAGTGGGCTCTTAAAAAGGGTCTGTGGCCATCCGAACCATATAAGAATATGATTGTTCTGCACGCAATTGACCGTGGTTGGTTACAAGAAAACTTTACTGGAATGGAGATCGTAGAATGAATAGTGTTGAAAATCCTTACATGGAAGACGTAATTGTAACTGAAGGATTACCACGCCACGGGTCGCCTCAAGATCGCGGTAGTGCAGATGCTTATTACCATCGTCCTTATGATCCTCATTACTATGTTGGTGATTCTATTACTTCGGAAAGAGTAGAAAAAGACAATATGACTGTTGGTGAAATTGAGGCTTATAAATACGGTTATGATAATGAAGACGATCGTAAGGATTGGGGATGATTTATTGTATTAACGGCAAACGCTTTGATTGTGTTCTTGACGCCATAGAATACAGAGATATTCTTGATGCTCATTATATTAAAGTGGTATGGAAGCAAATTAACTATTGACATTCTGTTTAGAATCAGTTATATTAGTTATATCAAATGGAAAAAAGGAATCAGTTATGGAACAGTTTATCACATTAGGCGGCATCATCTTTCTTAGTGGTGTTATTGGATATATTCTTGGTAACCGCTCTGGTTGGGCAAGCGCTAAAGAAATTTATGGAAAAGATAATCCATATGTAGATGTATAAGGACTACTTTACTCAGCGTCCGTGTAGAGGGAACCGGACCTAGAAGCACTTGGAAGAAATCGACTTACAAATGACGACGGTGCTATCTAACAATCGTATTAGATAGTAAATATAGCGAAACTAGTAAGTTAGATCCAATTGGTTTCAATCAAACTAGAGCGGCAATGTCAATAAGGCCGTGCGGAGAGATTGGAGATACTAGGGGCGTTGAGTAAAGTAGTTTATCACTCGGTGTAGCTTAGCTTGGTAAAGCGCCTGGTTTGGGACCAGGAGACCGTAGGTTCAAATCCTACTTCCGAGACCAAAGGATAATGAGGAAAACCCGACTAGCAGGTAAGAACTCATTATACTAAACCCTATATGTGGTTCGAGGCGCGTCGGACATATAGGTCGGTAAAAAGCACTGGTACCGTAAAAAAACCCAGTCGGTTGTTGCATACGTCAAATGCAAATAAGGGGAGAGGCACTGCAGAAAGCCTCTCCCTCGAAAACTATACAAGGATAAAATATTATGTTTTGGAAAAAGAATCCAGTAATTAAATTTCATATACCGGATGATATGAATATAAAGCCATATCACCCTGTACCGGCTGATCGTAGTATTCCGGAATGGTTTGTAAAGACACCAAAAGGTTGCCCAGCAGGAAAGCTACCAAAAGGCCAAGATCCAAATAAAGATTCTACAATTAAAACATGTATGCCTGTTCTTGATGCAATGACTGGAGGATATGTTGTAAAATCTCCAGTAGATATGAACATAAGAGCTTGGAAAGAAGATGGTGACGTTCATTTTGGTTGTGAATGGGCTAAAAGCGGTATGTCAACACATGATTTTATTAATTTTCATGGTACATGGCAATTAGGAAAACACTCATTATTTGATAAAACACCACCAGACGCAGTTGCTCTAAAACTTATTACTTGGTTTTGTATTGAAACACCACCTGGATATAGTATCTTGGTTAATAGCCATCACAATAACGATCATTTAAAAGATCTAGGAATAGAATTTATGACTGGTATTATAGACTCAGACAAATATACATTAGAAATTAATTTTCCATTTATATTTACAAATTTTTCTAAAGAAGGTGTATTTGTACCACAAGGTACTCCACTTTTACAATTATTTCCATTTAAAAGAGAAGCCTGGAACCATGAAATTATTAGCATGATCCCAGGCGACGAGTTTAGTAAAAAACGCCACCGCAACATTACTGCATTACAGAGTATGTTTCGCGCTGGCTATCGTAAAAATTTTCGTTCTGTCAAAAAGTTTAAATAATTAGTCGTCGCTACTTCCGCCGCGGCCTTTCAATGCATCAGCACCAAAGAAGGCTGAAACTAAGACTGCAATTGAAGCAAAATATGTTGGGGCAATATCTGCAATTAATTGTGCAGCAGTATCTAATCCTAACCAGGATGTTAACATTATCCCAATTGGATAAAGTAAAAGACCGAATAGAGCAAACCACGCCATTTTACGTATGGCATCGCGTTGTGCATCGGCATCTTCCATTTCTAGCATTTTACGCTGCATATCGAGTTCTTCATTAGTGATCACTCCATCGCCATTATAATCCGCTGCTTTTGGATCATATTTAGATGGCGCAGCTGCTTTTTTCTTACCTGCCATTTCATTCTCCTATAAAATTTTGAATTGCATGACAAATAACTCACGTTTTTATTTATAAATAAAGAAAAGGAGGTTTGTTTTTGTATATAACACCCTGTGTATCAGTATGCCAAGTTGACGCTTTTACTGGTGTTTGCATTGGTTGTAAAAGAACGCAAAAGCAAATAAATCGCTGGAACGATTATACAGATGACCAACGTATGGAAGTAATGAAGTCGTTGGGTTACGGAAAACGTATGAGCAAAGAAGAGCGATTACGAAGGTATGATCGCGGATAAATAAAACGTAGCCTAGTCGAATTATAGGAGGAGATGAAAATGGCATTACAAACAGACGGTACAACTCGCATTACAAATGCTGGCGAGCTAGCAAATATTTCAGGAACGGACTCAGTTTCTGATGCTGCAATCAATACTGCTATTAAAAACCAAAACAATGTTCTAAGAATTTATAACGCTGCGGGTACTGAAGTTAAAACTTTATTCTGCGCTCAAAACTAAAAGGTTTTTAACATGACAGTTAGGGCACCGGCGTATTTAGACACGTCCAATACTTTTATCACATATGTATACTCTGCTAATTCCGTTCAAATGGAAAGCGTTTATAATTATGCGGCATATCGTTATACTACTAGTACAGCTGTAGAATTATCTGTTGTTTCATCTGGCGGTAATCTTGGAAATATGACTGACAGAAGAAAGCAAGCGGGTGATGCTGGATCTAATTCTGGAGCAGGACAAACATTTCCAACAGAAGCAGTTACTGATGATATTAGCAATGTTGATACTACAGCTGCAACTATTTCCCAAACCGTTAATGTGACTAGTGAGCCAACATACACCGATGAAAACTACGCGTTTCCTGCATATGTTACCGCATCAGGTAATTTGCAGAATATGACCAAAGCTGACTTTTATGACACATACATATATCCAACAATTACTAGAATGACTGCTGGCGGATCTGGGGCCGACGCCGATAGAACTGGTACTTATATTATTAGTACCTTAAGTTCCATCACAGGGGCGCAATTGGTTTCAGCTACTCCTGTATTTACGGATACCCGTGCAAATGCTGCAAGCTACACGGCTGCAGGTATTGCAGAAAATAACGACCAGCCTGTTGACATCAACGATTATTATTTACATCAAATTGTTCAAGTGCAACTAGCACCAGCTGAAATTCCATTTTATATTAACAGTAGTGGTGAAATGAGACAATATAGTACAACTGCCTGGCGAAATATGTTAAGAGATCATTTAAAATATGTAGCATCTTCTGTTACTCCTTATAGAATACGCTATAATATTAACGGCGGCGGAAACAACTGTGGTACTGGTATGGCTGATACATATTTGTCTGGTACATCGGCTCAAGGTTACACTACAAGGTTTGACTCGGCCACAACTACATATTATGCTCAGGAATTTCCGAATGGTACACCAGCAACAAGAATAACATATTATTTAAGAATAACCGCGGATTGATAAATATCTGATAGGAGAAAAACATGGCAATTAAAGTAGGAACTGACACGGTTATCACCGACCTTAAAGCGCTCAACGGTATAACTGGAACAGATGATACAACACAAACAGCAATTAATAATGCAATAGTAGCTGTTGATAATAAGCTCGTTATTAAAGATGCAACAGGTACGGCTGTAAAAACAATTTATGGCGGACAATCCGCGTAAGGAAAAATCATGGCGGCTAGATCACCATTATATTACAGTGGCGGAGAAATATTAACCGCGACTAATCTTGACACAGTCGTGGATCAAGTTGTGCGAGCATATGGCCAAAACCCAGGTGTTACGCTTACAGTTGTTTCATCAGGCGGCGATGCAAAATTTGAAATGACTGATACGAGATACAAAGCAGGCGCGGTTTCAGTCGGCGATGGAGCATATCTTCCAGCAGGACAAACACCTGATATTGAGGCTATAGAAACAACCGCTTCAAATATTACAGAAACCGCCGCTTCAGTTACCCAACCCGCTGCTTCTTCTAATCCAAGATCGTTTCCTGTGTATTATAATAATGCCGGCGAAATACAAGCTATGACTGAAACTGATTTTATTGATACGTTCATTAAGCCTGCCTTGGACGAAATTGTTGCAAATAATAGTGCAGGCGAATATTTCGTTTCAACTTTGTCTACTATTACCGGTGCAACAAGAGTTTCAGCTACTCCAATATTTGTTGATACTCGTGCTGATGAAACTTTATATGATGATGTTGGTATTACAGGCGAGACTTTAGATCAGCCTGAAACAGTAAATTCATATTACTTATTTCAAAGAGATGCAGGTGACACTCAATATGGAGAAACAGGTTGGGTAGATCTTATGTATATTGACACAGATGGTAGCTTAAGAGTATATAGCGACTCTGATATTTCTGCATTATTTGGTGATTATGTTAGGTATGCGGCTTCAAATACAGTAGGCGCTAGACTTTCTTATAGTATTAATGGATCAGGTACAACAAAAGGTACTGGCATGATTGATACCGTTTTGGATGGAACTTCGGCAGAAGGTTATACAGAGGGTGACGTTGATCCAGATACAAATTACTACTATGCTCAGGAATTTCCAAACGGCGAGCCTACAGCTTTAACTACATATTATTTAAAACTTACAACATACTAAAAGGTGATTATACAATGGCAATTTTTTCAGGCCGCATTGAAGATGCGCACTACATTAACGAAAAATACGATACAATAGAAATACTCTTTAAATCCGACGATCCTGAAGACACTAAACTTTATAAACATATTATTGAAGCAGATCCTAAATCTAAGGATTTTCAAGAATTACAAGCTGATGGTTGGGGTGATAAAGAATTATTAGATGCAACCGCAGAATTTAAAAGACAACACGCAGCTACTTTCAATAATGCAGTTCAACAAAGAGCGAGCGCAATTGCTCGTGAAATGATTGGTTTAAACAATCTTAAAAGAGAACGAGATACGTTAGAAAAAGAACGAGATAAAGTTAAAAACGATATTGAGCGACACCACGGCTGGCTTGAAGAAAAAAGAACCCTTATCAAAAAGAGTGATGAAAAGATTGACGAGCAGCAGGAAGAGTTAGCATACACTGAAAGCAAAATTAAAAAAACAGAGTTTCATGTTGATAATGCCTTACTTGAAATTGTTATGAATCATAACGAACAAGGCGACGAACTATTTAAATTCAAACTTTGGGCTTTGGAGCAAGAATTTGTAAAATCAGCTCCAAAGGAAGTTAAATCAAAGATCCGTAGAGTAAAACGTATTACACAAGGAATTGCAATATTAGACGAGTTGATTGAGACAAACGAATAATGAAATGCATGGTTCCTGAAACGGGCATTACAATTAATCCAATAGGCGAAATGGTTTTATGCTGTGCCGGTGATAATGTTGCGGTTTCTCACATTAAAGATATTGATAACTTATCAGACTTTTTTAATGGTCCAATATATGATAAGTTAAGAAAAGATTTCAAAGAACAAAACTTTCCAAAACAATGTGATGTATGCTGGCGTCATTATAACGCAGGTCGTATTGCGCGATTTGATTCCTATAATCGTTTTAATTTTCCAACATATGAAGAAGATCTTGCGTCTGACGTAATACCAATTCGTTTTCTTGAAATTACAACAAGTAATATCTGTAACCAAATGTGCGTTACTTGCTCAGGTAAGTATTCTTCAAAGTGGGCGCCATACGAACAGATGGCAGTTGATTATGGTTTAGATTGGAGAAACGAAAACCATAAATTCCATACTGAAACATATAAGATGACAACGGCTGATGTTGACAAAGTACTTGAAATTGTTCCTGGGTTGCAACACTTAACTATTAAAGGTGGCGAACCTTTTGCAGATCAGAACAATATAAAAATATTAAGAAAGCTTGCAGACACAAATCCAAATTGCCGCGTTGAGATTTGTACTAATATGCAATTAGTAACAAACACAGTCATTGAATTATTACATCGCATTAATGAGGTTCATATACAAGCAAGTATAGACGGTGTTGGAGAAATATACGATTGGATTCGTGGTGGTAATTTTGCTAAGACCGCTAATAATATTAAAAGATATCACGCGCATTCAGGTCGCAAAGTGGTAATCGTATCAACCGTTTCAGTATATAATTGGATGCACTTACCTGAACTTATTGATTATTGGAGAGACGTAGATGGTGTTGATAGAATTAGTATGGCAAATATGGTAACGTTTCCAAAGTATTGCTCTCCTTTATATTTGTATAATCATCATATTGAAGAAGGCTTAAACAAATTCTTTGAATATTTGGACAGTAAATATACAAAATCAAATGATTCTTTATATCATAGTGATAAGCTATTGGTAAGCGGTATTAACAATATGCTTAGTGTTAAGCCAGATTTTGAGGCAGATGAAAAACCAAGGTGGCAGGAACGCATGGTAAAGTGGATTGACTATTGTCATGTGGCGCGAGAAAATAACGAAGACATTTGGGAATTGGCTCCTTACTTACAGGAATATAGAAAATGAAATACGTAGATGTTGTAAATAAGTATAGATCTGATAACTTTCCAGATATGTATAAGCCTATAACTTGCTGGTCTCCATTTCAAGCTATGCATATTAATAAAAAAGGGGATGTTCGATCGTGTCCTTTTCAAATGAAAAAAGGAAGTGATAGATATTTTACTCGTGAAGACGGAACGACATACAGAGGTGAAAATATCGCAATTGAAACTTGGTCACCTGAAAAAAGCTTGCTTGATATATGGAATGGCAAACCTTTTGAAGCTATGAGATTAGAATCTATGGAAGGTAGCCTACATGATTTTTGTCTTTATTGTATAAACCAATGTAAACAAGATAAGCCTCCTAGTAGCTTAGATTTTGATTGGGTTGGCGGCGAAAGAAGTATTTCTCACGAATATCCACGAGAAATAGAATTAGAACTTTCAAATAGTTGCAATTATCATTGTGCATTTTGCAGTCCTTTTCATTCATCTCAACATATGGAAGCAATGGGATTACAGGATGATCCAAGATTTAAAAGCGTTTTTGACGATACAGAAATTAAAGAAGCTTTTATTGAAGATTTAAGAAGTATTATTCATAACATTTATAGGCTTAACTTTACAGGTGGCGAGCCATTTGCACAAAGGGTTGTATATGATATTCTTAAAATGATTGATGAAGAACAGCCTGAAAATTTAGGCGTTCATTTTACAACTAATGGTAGTATTATGAATGGCGCCGTTCGCAAAATAGCTCAAAGAAATAATGTAAGATTTACAGTATCATTAGACTCATTAGATCCAGAAACATATCCTCAATTAAGAATTAACGGTAATTTAGAAAACGTTTTAAATAATATCGAAACACTTAGACAAACCCAAGCCTACATCGGTTGTTCCTTTGTGATAAGTAAGATGAACGTTAGGGAATTGCCTAATATTATTTCATGGTGTAACGAAAAACAAATTGAATTTTCTTATCATCTTATTGTTCCGATGATGAACGAAAAAAAGTTTAGAGATATTGTTTATCCTCAATCGGTTGAACTTCAATCAAAAGAATATATACAAGAACTTAAAAGTTATTTAGGAAATGCTGAAATTTATATGAATAAGAAAAATGATTACTTGTCGAATAAAAACTTGACTATGTTTAAACAATATATTGAAAGATTAAAATGATTAAAAATTGGGATAAGTTTCAGGCGAGACGAAGAATACCTGAAGAACATAAAATGATTGGTTGTTATGCTGCATTCAATCATATGAGAATTTCAAAAGACGCTTCAGTGCATCCGTGTTGTTTTAATAACAAAAGACATAATTGGTTGCATGACGGTAGTTTAAAGGAATATTGGTTTAATGGATTAAACGTAGAATACCAAGATGCATTTTTAAATCAAGAACTACATGAAGGATGTCAAATTTGTTTGCAGAGAATTGAAGCAGACTCTCATCCTGCCATTGTTGAATATGATTACAATATGGGAGATGATAGATTAGAATACGCAATGAATTCTGGTAATTATCCTAAAATTATTGAATTTGAAATATCAGATTTGTGCAATTTAGAATGTGAGATGTGCCATGCAGGATTATCATCAAAATTGAGAATGGGAAGAGATAAGCATTTAGTTTCTAAACATCCATACTATCGCCAAACAAATGAGTTTGATAAAGAAGAAAATATGAATGAGTTAATTGAGCAACTAAAAGAATTTATCCCTCATCTTGAAGAAATTAGATTTGTTGGTGGAGAGCCTTTCGCCCATAAAGGTATGTTTAAATTAGCAAAAGTTATTTCAGAAATTAACCCATCTGTTGTATTAAGGGTTTGTACTAATGGCACAATATTCAATAAGCAAGTAAAAAGCATATGTGAAAATAATAATTTAAAAGTAACTATCTCTTGTGATACCGTTATAGAAGAAGAATATAAGCAAATTAGAATTGGCGCAAACTACAAAAATACATATGATAATATTCAAAAATTTAAAGAAGCAATTGGTACTGAAAATGTAACAATTAACGCGACATTTATGTCAGTAAATGCCGAAAATATGGATAAATTTTTTGAGTATGCTATTGAAAATGGTTTTAATACATTTATTAATGTCTATGTTAGAGAATGGAGAGAGCATACAAAGGATTGGAGAATTGAAACCATGTCCGATGAGGTTAAACGATCTGCATTAAATAAAATGAAAGAACTTTTAAATAAAACCAACAAGTCTAATCACGTGGCTGAAATTAATAAAGTTATAGGATTGTTGAGTTGAAACCGTGCTATTGGCCTGATCATGGAGCTGTTATAGATTCGCAGGGGTTTATCAAGCCGTGTTGCATGATGGGCGGTTATGAGATGTTAAATAATAATCACAACGTTTTAGATGGTATACATATAGACCATACTGATTCTATAAATGAATATTTTTATAGTGATTTTTTAATCTATTTAAGAAAAAGTTTACAAGAAAACAACATTGAAGGCACACCAGAATGCCATAATTGTAAGCTGCAAATAGAAAATAACGTAGGTCGGCATTTTCAGCAATCATACGAGTATTCAGACTATGCGATGGATGGATCTATTAAATTTTTAGAAATTACCACGAGTAATATATGCAATCAAACATGCGTTACGTGTAACAGCTATTTTAGTTCTAAGTGGGAAACAATAGAACAACTGTTTAATGATAAATTTCAAAAACGAAAACAGTTTAATTTGTCCAATGATGCAATGGATAAAATTATTAAAGTTTTACCTGAGCTAAAAGTTCTTAATATAAAAGGTGGAGAACCTTTCGCTGATATTAGAAACGCAAAAATTTTGGAAAAATTAGTAGAAGTAAATCCAGATTGCCAGGTTTGGATATTATCAAACGCGTCTATTATTTCTAATAGATTTATAAAAGTACTAAAAAGAATTAAAAACTTAAGCTTAACTGCTAGCTTAGATCATATTGGTAAAAAATATGAGTGGATACGAAGTACTCCTTTTGACCAGACTCTATATACACTTAAAAGAATATATGAAGAAACTGGTATCAGATTTAGTGTTTCGCCTACAATATCATATTTTAATATATTAGATATGGAAGAAATTAAAAGCTTTTACGAAGATTTTGAGTATACAAAATGGCATATTCAAAATTATAATGATTACAATTTTGTTCGTTGGCCAGCTGAGATGGATTGTCTTAATACGAGAACTCAAGAAGAGTTAGACTCTATAGATCGCGGACTAATATCTAAGTTTAATCCTCATAAATATAACGAGTTACAAAATAAAATTAATATTATGAATGAAATAAGAGGATTTGATTGGTCAGATGAATTATAAGAGATGGCAATGGCATAACTTAACGTTTGACGTTGAACTTACTACGCACTGTAATCTCAAGTGCCCACAGTGTTCAAGGACAGATCATAGGAATAATTTAAATAAGATGGAGTGGTTACCGCTTACGTCTGTTAGCCTAAAAGATTTCATGAAATGGTTTCCTCCGACTATTATACAATCAATTGGGTGTATTCATTTTTCAGGAACTTACGGCGATCCTGGGATGTGTAAAGATCTAATGGATATTGTTAAGTATCTTGCGTTAGAAGGTACTTGCCGTATTTCTATAAATACAAATGGATCCATGAGAGATGAAGAGTTTTGGTTTAACCTTGCGGCTTGGGGTGGTTCAAGACTTCAACTTATATTTGATGTTGACGGTATTGACCAAGAAATGCATAGCTTTTATCGCCGAGGATCCGATCTCAATAAAGTATTAGATGCAATAGAAGTAACCTCAGGTACTGATGCAAATATCAAAGTACTTACTGTTTTATTTAAACACAATCAAGACTATCTTGAAGATATTCGTAATATGGTTAACGAACGCGTACAAAAGCCAATTAAGTTTGATGAAGTAGAAGGAAATAACTTTCAGCATACTGGATCTAAATATGAATTTTTAAACGAGAATGGCGAGACTGAAATTCTTGAGCAGGTTACACGACAAGATAGAGAACAAGGATTAGAACGTAGAACTCGTCGAGTACGTGATCATCGCCATAAAGATATTGTTACCAATATTAAATCAAATGAATCTAATTTATTACCTATTGAGGATAAACCTATTATACCACAGGTAGTTGAGCCTGTCAAACAAAAAACGAAAGAATACGAAATAAATTGTTTAGCTGTTGGCGAGAATAATATCAAAGTACAAGCAAGTGGTATGGTATCGCCATGCTGTTATCTTTCAACATCGTTAGAGCGAGCTGCTATCTACCAAAAAGATCAAGACACTCAATATATGATTACGTCAACTGGCAAACATGCTGATCCCAAACATCCATTAATGCAAGAATATGTTGACAATTGGAAAGATTTTAATTTACATTATAGTAGTATCTATGATATAATGGAATCAACGTGGTTTAAAGAAAAGCTTCCTGAGCATTGGGAAACTCCTGAAACGGCTTGCCACGCTTGTGTTAAAGTATGCGGAAAATTAAAATGAATATTATATTTGTAAAGCACGGAGATAAGTACCACGCAGGTCATGTAAATCGACTTTATTCTCAGCTTGTTCAATATTACCCAAATGCAAAATTTCATTGTTATACAGAATACCCACAAGGTATTGATGAACAAGTAAATATCATTTGGTGTTTTAACAAGCCATCATTAAAGTATTGGTGGAACAAGCTTGCGCTGTTCAGTGAAGATCTTCCTGTAGAAGGTAAGTGTTTGTTCTTTGATTTGGATATGGATATTAAAAGAGATCCGTCTGAGTTTATTACATGGAAAGGTCTAACAGTCATACGTGATTATTGGAAAGACGATTTGTATATGGCTCCGCATGCTTATGATGTACACATAAATAGTTCTGTAATTACATGGACTGCTGGTGAACAGCGCGATGTATGGGAACACTTTTTAGAAAATAAAGATTACTTTATGCGTAAGTATAAAGGTATAGACAGATTTATTGTTCACGAAAAGGTACCACACAATACGTTTGAACAAGGCTTAGTGAATAGTGTTAAATCACCTGCAACATGGGATGCGCCAATTGATATGTATAATGGATTGAAATATGAGTTACCGCGAAAATCTTTATAAAAATGCGCTTAAAATAATAGAGCAAATATACCAACAAAGTAAATACGATCCTTCCGTGGATCTTTATAGAAGCTTTGATGTTATGAATGCTGTTAACGATCCACAACTTGATAGTAAAGAATGGCTTGTTAATAATCTCCTCCCATTCATTAATAAAAAAAGATTTTGGCCTGATACGAATGGCGAACTAAAAGACATTTTAGTTATGGGCAGCTGGTATAGTGTTATTGGGATGATATTAAAAAATCATATAAGTCCTGATGTTAAAATACATAATGTAGATATGGATCCATTGTGTGAAGAATATTCCCATAAACTAATAAATGGTGATTACGAAAACATATGGCCTATTACTGACGACGCAATGGAATACTATTTTGAAAGAACAGATCATTTTCAGCTCATTATCAATACAAGTTGCGAGCATATGGAAAAGGATGATATTCAATTGGTATTAAGACAAAAGCCTTATAATACCTTAATATGTTTTCAAAGCAATAACTATCATGCAGAACCTGAACATATTAATACTCACGACAGCTTAGATTCGTTTGTAAAAGAGTTAAATTTAAATGCAGTATATTGGAAAGGCGAACTAAAACCGTCTAAAGATTACACAAGATATATGGTAATTGGAAAATGAAAAGAGTAATTTTTAGTTGTTACGATGAAATTGACGATATGGTCCATGACGAGGAACGTCATTGGATTTTTATGGCAAACGAACAGTCAGTAGAAGAATACTTTGATAGATTAGTTGAAAACAAAAAAGAGTATTGCGAAAAGATCGGTGTTGATTGGATTTTTTATCGCAACGAAATAAAAGACTTTGACGTTAAAGATGAAATGCAATTTACAAAGGTCAACTTATATAAACACCACTTGTTTGCTAAACTTGCAGAAGAATACGATGAAGTTATGTATGTTGATATGGATGTGGTATTTAATACAGACCTAAATGTATTTGATGAATTGGATTTATCAAAAGGTATTGCAGTTAAAGATATGGATAATGAAATTCAATCAAAAGAAGTTAATGAAGTTTTATATTCTTCTGTTGGTATGCGAAATCCGACTCTTAAATACCATATTACAAAAGACCTTTTAGATGGCGGAGATAATCACGTCATAAACACTGGCATTATGATTGGTAAAAGCAAGCATATTAAACAAATTAAATATGTTGAAAGAATGCAAGAAGCTTACTCCAAAATACAAGAGATTAGACTTTACGAACCCGAAGATCCTGATAATAAAGACGATAGAAATTTAGCATACTTAAGAATAAACTATTATGCTAACAACGAGTCTATCTTTTCGTATATCCTTGAAAAATACAAAGTACCGTATCAAATCATGGATGATAAGTGGCATTGGATTGTAGATCACAGACCTAACGATAGTAAAATAGAAGATGTAAATATAATTCATTTTATCAATAAAAAATTTAATGCATTCTTTAACGATAAAACGACTGCTATATATTCAATACATATAGATATTCCTGATGATAAACTCGATGACCCTGTTGGTCCTGACGACGATAAAGTAAATAAAAGTAAAAGAACTAAGGATCGTCTTGGAAAATATAAAGATAGGTTAATTGAAAACCATAAGTGGTATGCAAAAGAAACAGGTTCCGAATATATTCATTTTGGGCGTGATGAACAATACGAAGAATTTTTTAATAGATTTCCTGATCTTTCAGAATACGATGTGGTTAATTTGTATAAGGTTTGGTTACTTGATAAATTAACACACGAATATGATTTAGTTTTGTATGTTGATCTTGACGTTTATTTTGCAAAACCATATAATATTTTTAATTATGTACCTGCTAGTACAACTTTTTGTTGTCAGGTTCAAACAGCAAGAAACGCAGGCGTTCGTAAAACAAGTAATGAATATTATAAATGGTATAACTTTGATTTTAGGAGTCCGCATAGTAAATTTTGGAACGCCCACGCTATGCTTGAAGAAGAAGGCTATGAACCTGACCAATACATTTTTAATACCGGTATCATGGCGGCCAGTCGTGCTGTTATGGAACAAATAGATTACTTCAGCGATATTGATGATGTTATTGAATTGATGAAAGATTTAAAGGAAGACGAGTTTTCAATGTATCTTCCTCAAATTCGCTCCGCGTTTGGTTATGATAATGAAACTATTATGGCATATAAAACTAAAAAGAATAATGTTAAGCTATATCCATTACCAAAACGTTGGCACCACAAACATTTATATAGAAACCTAAAATCGTTTACATATGATACTAAAGAGCATGGAATGTCAAAGCGTGAATTGCAAACAGAAATAGCAGTTGAAGATATCGCAATGATCCACCTTATATCGAAAAATTTTGAATTAGTGTTTGATAAATAAATAACGTATAAACAATCGATTGGTATTTGATGTCACTTGAAATAATAGATATATTACATGATAAAGATACTTTATTTGAAGTAACAGATAGAGCTGCTGAGATTCACCCAGAAAATTTTAAAACCTTTAGAGATAGAGTAAATGGATACAGTCATTTCTTTGCAGTAAAATTAGAAGGGGAAATTGTTGCTATATCTGGAATATGGCGATACAAATATTGGCCAGATAATTATTTTAGAGTTGGTGATAGAAGTTTTTATTTTCCGTCCATACGTCAGTACAATCTAGGTAATCCGTACTATAAACCTAATAAAGCCATTAGCAGCCAAATTTTAATGCCAATGCAAACAGAAATAGTATTAAAACAAGGTGGAATTCCATTTTATAGTATGCTAAATCATATTAATGCTTTAAAAAGATCTGTTAATATTCAAAATGAAGTGGTAAAAAACAAGTATAAAGTTATAGATGGTTTATATTGGACTTGTCCATCTAGTCCAAATAAAAATGAAAAAAGTTGTTGGCAAAACATAGCTACGTTAGAAGGGTTTAAAAATGATTTTAAATTACCAAGACTTTATTAATCATATAGAATTAAAATATGATAAAGAAGCTTTGATTAAAGAATTCGATTCAACTGAGCTAGTTCCTTATACACCTAGTCGCCAAACCAAAGGTGAAACGTGGTTTTCTTATCAACCAGATTGGCTGACAAGGACCATTGATGATTATCGTTTCCTTCCTGAAATGGATAAGATTAGAGAGTATATTGCTTCTGTCTATGGTTTTGAACCTGTTGGTAAAATGTTTCAGTTATCTGAAAATATTGAAATACCACCACACAAAGATATGGGTCATAGAGCTTGTATTAATATAGTTCTTTCTGAAGATCCTGCTCCAGTGTATTATAAAGACTTTGGAGAAATAACTTATACGTGTGCTATATTAAACGTTGCACGAAGACATGGTGTTAAATCTGGCCCAAAAAGAAAAATGATTAAATTTCAATTAGGTAATCTATTTTATAGTGAAGCTGTAGGGATATGGAACACAAAGCACTCTATCACATAAACTTTCCAATTTCAAAAGAACTATTACTTAATGAAGCCATGTCTTTTGATGATTATCAACCTTATCATGATGCAAAGAATAATCGCTATTTGGATGATTGGTTGCAAAAACATACAAATGAAGGTTTGGCTTGGGACTTAGCACAGAAATATAAAACTGATCTTGATCTTAGTGACATACGACCAAGATATTATATTCAGAAAAGTGGCTTTACTCTCCCTTGGCATAAAGATAGAGGAACTGGGTGCAGCTTTAACTTTGTTCTTGATGGAACATCATCAATTAGTTTTCGAGATGGCGACTTCTATTATAAGTCAGCAATATTAAACACTCAAGTAGAACACGCAGTATTCCAAACAGAAAAAGACACTGACCGAGTGCTTCTCAAATTCAGTGTCTTTGATTTATCTTTTGATGAAGTTGTAAAGAGATATCAGGTTAAGTATATGTAATATCTACAGTAAAGCCAGCTTGTTCCCAAGCAGCTTTAGCAGTATCATAAAATGCTTTTACTTGATCACTATGAACTGCATCATAGGTTCTTGTGACATTAATAGTATTATTATTTGAGAAATCACGAGACCAACTTTCTGGCTGAAGAGTTTCCCAAATAAATTCCCACATTGCAACATCATCAACTTCAATGGAGTTAATCAAAACTTCAGAAGTTGCGGATATCATATCATCCTCTTGTGCATAAGTTTCTGATGATGCAATAATTATTGTCTGTGTTTCTGTTGTCATCGATAATCTCCTTTTGATTATTTATAACAATTGTTGCTGTCTTTAAATTAATATCATAATATACTGCTTCCATTATAAATCATCCTGTCCATTAATGCATAGAATTAATCGAATATCATCTGTACCACCAATATTCCAGGCACTATGCAAACAACCTGGATTTACAAACCAAGCACTACCATCTGCTTTTAAATGTCTGACTTCTGGTATTTCATCAGTCTTACTTTTCACTGCAGTCATAGCCCAAGGATTTGTTTTGAGTGGAATATAAACTCGAATACTATAGTTTGTATCATAATCAATATGTGGAAGAATCATAGCACCTGGTTCTTTTACGATCAGTCTGCTACGAGTGATTGGTGACTTAAACATACCAATCACTTCTTCAACATATGTTCCTTTGTATTCTGGTAAGATTTCACCATAGCATCTCTCATCTTCATTACCATTACTAAGATACGTCAGCTCACCTTTGACTCCAGTAACTGGTGTTTGCTTATACTTGTCATTCAGATAAGGACTACCACAGACCTCACTAATTGAATCTTGTTCATGATGGAAGTTTTCAAAACACTTTAAGAGACGATCTACATCAACTTGAACGTGTTCTATTTTTTTAAAATTTGGAAGCTCATGTCTTCTCTTAAGTGTGGTGGTCATAATGATTTCCTTCAAAAGGTGCAAAAATATTTATCCACCATTTATTAGTTGGTCCATTTTCGTCATGTCCAAAAAAGTTTATTAGACCGAAACTAACAAATGATATGGGTAAAAGTGCTGCTAAGTAAAGCAGAACGATTGGATTTATCAAATACGCTATTAAATAAGTTACCAATAAAATAATCCACATAAACTTGTGTAAAAACATTGCTCTAGGATTTTTGTATAAAGATTTTATAAATTTTCTAGGAATAGACTTTACTCTAAACGTTGAAAACAAAACTGTTATCGCTCCTTTATGTTTTGGGCTGTGAGGGTCTAATTCAGTATCAGAATAAGCATGATGCATTCTATGCATAGCAGCCCAAGTCAACGGAGATCTTGCGCAACATAGCAATCCAATGTACAAAACAAAAAATTCTAAAATAGGATTTAATTTTAGTTCATTGTGCGATAAACATCTATGATAACCGATAGTTAATCCTATAGCAGCCATTATCCAATAAAATACGTACAACATTATCAAACTCATTTTAACACCTCGTAAGCATTGACCTGAAGAGCAAAAAAGAAAGTATATACTCTTTCCGCAGTCGAGTAAGCGTGATGCCATTTTGCTGTATCAGCCAGATATAATCTGCCTTTTTCAACGTTTTCTTCTTCTATATATTCTTGTTTTTCTTCATCCCAAAAACAAAAATGATTATTTTCTGGATCGTTAGTTCCCCATATTCTCAAATTTGCAGGAGGAATAGTTACATCAATGTGTGGTTTGAAATGTGCCCCCGTGTTCCATTTTAATATAGTACAACGTGCTAACATTCCGTCAAATATTTGCATAGGATCTAAAGATTTCATATTTTTCATTATTTCATTTGGATATTTGAAATCTGTATCAAACAATGGGTTGTCTGGATGTTCTAAACACCACACATCCATTGGCCAATTAACTGGACTTGGTTTCATATCAATTGGATTTTCAAGGTCTGTAAGTCCAAGAGAATACCTTTCTAAGTCAGTATGAGTAGGTCCAAATTGCTCGAATAAATGGTCGTATCTTTTTATCTCTTCTTCAAATAAATCACAATCAATTTTTATATCCAAAGGAACAAGATTTTTAGTGTGAATTTCTCTATACTTTTCTTCAGGTAATCTATCTCGAGATAAAGAAAGATTTCTAAAATGTTCCCATTCCGGCCAGTTTGATAGTTTATCATAATTAGATCCAGGTTCATAATTCATAGTAAAACTCCAACCAAATGAATTCTTTCTGATCTACTACCATTAAAGGCTGCATGCATTTTTTCTGTATTAGTAATCCACCACTCATTATAAGGAATATGAAATACCTCATTTTCTATTACCATCTTGCAGGATTGATCTGTTTTTATTGGGTAATGCAATCTTTTACTAACATCTTTATGCCAACTAGTACAAGCAAAAGGAACACTGCGCATTAGTCTTAATCTTCCTATTGTGTATCGATCATTTAGAAGATTAAAAACTTCTTCGAAAATTGTTCCTCTAAAAACATCACACAGAACAATAAAATCTTCATCGTATAGCGGATGTTCAAATTTTGGTAAACGAACTATGTTTCCTGCTTTATCTTTAACTACTTTATCCCAATTGTAATATAAGCTTTTACATCCTATAGTCCAGTCATGAGATTTTCCTCCCGGAGCATTCAAGCAAATTTGGTTAAGATTCCAATTTACCAAACCTTTTGATATGAGCTGTCTTAACTCGTCTTCTAAATTTTCAAAAATTGGCAAGTCGTTTAATTTAGAAAAGTGTTCTATTTTGAAACTCCTTCCAATTGTTTATATGCCCAGATTTTTTCTCTGCATTGCCAACATTCTTTGCATTCATTAATAGTATTTGTAAGGCAACTCATTGTATTTGATAAATCTATATTTAACTTATTTGCTAGATCTATAATGTGATATTTATATAAATGAAGAAAAGGCGCGATTAGTTTATCGTTATTTTGTATTCTCCAAGGTCTGTAAGGAGCACCGTCTTTTAAATCTGGAAAATAATGACTCGGTGGAGTATGATTTATTCCAATGTATAATTGATCATATTTACTTTGAATGGAAGCAATGGCTTCTTTTATCCTCAAATCTGGATTTAAAGTAGTTTCTTTAAATCTATGAACTTTTTGATTTGTTAAGGACTCTACTCGAGATGGATTGTCGAATCCATCTTTTCTATCTATAGTGTACACATCTGGATTATACGACTTAATTAAATTATATAAAACTAAACTATCTATACCGCCTGACATCATAAGAGCAATTTTTCCAGCAGGAGATATAGTAACTAATCTTCTATCCCAAGTTGGACCGACTTTATGCATGGTTTTTATATTTGGAATAGTTTCACCAACTTTAATCATATTACGAAACACCTTTTACTTTTGCGACCATACTAAAAAATAATGTATACGTATATTTATACGAAAAAAAACAGTTGACATATCGTTTTGCCTGTGGTATACTGATTCTATAAACAGAAAGGATACAAGATGAAAATGTGGAAAAGATTTTACGAAATAACAGTTACATCTTCTGAAGGAAAACTTCTACATAAGTCAGAAGAATATTCCGGATATTCAACATCTGAAGAACTAATGTATCTTGATAAGCAATATCCTGGTTGTAAAGTTGAAGCTGAGTTCAAAGAATATGAAATTAATTCAAATTAACTATTGACATTTCGTTTAGAATCAGTTATATTAATAGTATAACAAAATGAAAAGGAATCAGTAATGGCTTTTACATACTCAGACGATTGTATCTCAGATCTTCATAAAGAAGTTTACGGCTACCGTCCTCGCGGTGCTTTCTTCGATGATTGGTCTAACTGTACTCCTGCTGAAAAGCAAAAGACGTGGGATGAATATTGCCGTGCTCTTGAAATTCAAATGGCTGAAACCAAATCTCAGGAAGAGCAAGACGTCGCCAAGTTTGAAGCTCGAGTTCAAGACGTAATTGGTCTTGGCGCCAACGACCGTAAAACAGCGCTTAGCTGGATTACTGGTTCTGAAACCTTTTATCACTCTCAAGATGTTGAACATTTTGTGTGGGAGCAAGGAATTTTGTTTACTCAATACGGTAAGCAGTTAGTTAAAGATCTTTTGAAGATCGTTGAATATAAGGAATATGATTATGCTTAATAAGTACTTTAGAATTGAAGCTTTTTCTTTTGAAGATGGCGAATACAAGTTGCAAGAGTTCGCAACTGGTTTTGCTCATAAGCAAGCCGCTGATTACTTTCGTCGCCTGCATGATACTAATGAATTTGCTAAGATCACTATGAAACCTGTAAAGGCAGCTGCGTAATGACTGAAAGATTAATATACGGAACTGCAATTGCAATTGCTCTTGTGTTATGTGGATGGTATATAATCCACATTTGGTCTGATTGTTTAAACGAAAACTCAGTGTTTACTTGTATGCGGATGCTTAATAAATGACAAAGCTAACAAACCCTCTCGAGATTTCAGAATACAAACAGCGTTGGATGCGAGAAGGATCGCATTCAGTTCAAATCCATAGTGATCTTCGTAACAAAGCGTTAGACTATTGTAAAGTTCAAATGTTCAGACAACAGTGGGTTCATAGGAAGTATACAGATGTATATGAAGATACATTCTTTTTTGAGCAATTGCTTGACGCAAAAGCTTTTGCAAATTATTTTAAAGAATGGGTAATTAACGATTGACATTCGTTATGAAATAGTATAGAGTAATTTTACAACAAAAGGAATCACTCTATGACACTATACACTAAAAAATCCGAAATTCTTTTTAACTATCTTGTACTTCCTCACTGGGAAAACCGTGAGGATTTTGGTCTTGTACATCTTGACACCAATGAAACAATCTATGAAGGTACCTGTTTTGAGTGCTGGACTTATCTTGCTAAAATCCAACCAAAGTGTCGTTGGTTACAAAAATATGTGAAATAACTATTGACATTCCGTCGCGAATCAGATATATTGTATATATCAAATGAAAAGGAACTATATCATGGCTTATGTAACTTACAAAAATCGCTCATCATCAGACTATCGTTTTACTTGTAAATCTCTTGATGATCCTGAGATTGCAAATCTTAAAGAAATACTTGTTAACCGCAACAGCTTCATTAAACGTGCCCGCAAACAAACGGGTATGATGAGTTTTTATGGGAAACAAAAAACACAAGGACTTCGTATTCGTCCTCGTGGTCCTCGTCCGTCTCAGTGGGCAAAAGATACGCCTTGGGAAAACGCTACTCATTATGACGTTTACATCCGGGATTATTCATAATGGATTATAAAGATCTTGTAAAAAAGTTTGTCTCTGAAGGCGGTTCCATTACAAAGTGTGAACCGTCAAAGAAACGTTTCAAAACATTCCGCGGCAAGGCGGGAGCCTACAATCGTGGTGCTAAGAAAATCAATTTGCAGGATAAAGGTATTGCATAATGTGTAAATCTGCTATTAAAAATCTCGCATCTTTACTTCGCACTGAAGTCTTCGACAAAATTGATTCCTATTGGACTGAGGCTGAAACTTATAGTATTATTGAACTCAGAGATTTAGGTAGCGGATATTACGACGAAGATCGTTATCAAGTTAATCATATTGTTGCTCCTAAAAGGAGCGGTAGATCTATTGATGCAAATAGTGCCAAAGGCGTATACATTTGGTATCACGGAGATCAGATTATGTATGTTGGTAAAACAGACGCGCCTTCAACGAGTATTCACAAACGGCAATATGCCCACTCGCGTAGCTTTACAACACCACACGAAAGACACGAATCTTCAGGACGTAAATATCGCGAGTTTTTAAAAGAAAATAATTTACATTCTATGGATATTGTGATAAAATATATTAATACTGATAAGTTTGATATTGAAGGTATGGCAGAACTCATTGAAACTGCAACTATTAATAATTATCAGCCATTACTTAATCGTGAAATTAAAGGGAGAGGCCAGAGAGAATGCTATTAATCATTGAAGGTATGGATCGCTGTGGTAAATCCACATTGGTACAAAACCTACGTAAAAAATATTTTAAAAATCCAAACATAATGGCTCACCATTCATCTTCTCCTCCTGACTTTGAAGATCCTAATGGTTGGGAAAAAGAACATTATGAGTCTTTGTTCATTGCATCTAAACGACTTGTAAATCAAATGAATTATGATATTATCTTTGACCGTTTCCATCTCGGTGCAATCGTCTATGGCGAAAAGTATCGTGCTGCAGACGGTAAAGACATTTATGAATTAGATCGAAGGTTTCTTAGCGGATATAAAAATGCCGCTCTAATTTTGTTGACTGATACTACTGACGGTATTATGTCTCGTGATGATGGCGATAGCCTTGAACAAAGTAAAGAAGATTTCTTATATAGTCGTAACGCGTTTTTGACTGCGTTCAACGAGTCAAGCTGTAAACATAAACTAAGCATAAATATAACAAAGAACGGTGGAGTGGGTAACACATATGATACCGTTGTAAATTTTTTAGATGGAGTTCGTAATGAGAATTGATAGTGTACATGACATTCGTGAGTTCTTTAAAGGCGAGCTAGCCGACGAAGCATTTACAATTGATAAGACAGGCCAACGGACTATTGAATTAATTGGCGCAAACTTTCTTGCAACAGAACCTGCAATCTTTGGTGAACCAAGTCAAGCTTATATTAACTCTGAGCTTGCTTGGTATGAGTCGCAATCAACAAACATTAATGATATCTATGGACCATCCAAACCTGCTCCTGCCGCATGGCAATATTCAGCAGATCCACACGGTAATATTAATTCCAATTATGGTCATTTAGTATTCTCTAAAAAATATCATAACCAATTCCAAAATGCTTTTGATGAACTATGGAGTAACCCTGATAGCCGTCGTGCTCAAATGATTTACAATCGTCCATCTATTTGGGTTGAGTTTGACGAAGGTGGTAAGTCTGACTTTATTTGTACTAATGCACAAACGTTTTATATCCGCGATGGCATTCTGATGATGGTGTCACAAATGCGTTCTAACGACGCAATCTTTGGCTATAAAAACGACTATGCTTGGGCTCAATATCTTATGGATAAGTTTGTTGCTCAATGGAACCAACAATGTAAACTTCCTGGCAATAAGCACTTTACTATTGATAAAGGTATGCTTACATGGCAAGCTATGAATTTGCACGTGTATGAGCGCCACTTTGACTTGGTTGTATAAATAACATGAGTAAACTAATTCTTATTTCTGATATTATTGAGACGCGGCTTCGTAAAGAAAAAGAAATTGAATATTATCAGAAGCAACTTGAAAAAATACAAAACAAAATGTTCTTCCTCAAAAAGGATCTTGATATCACAACATTAATTATTGACATGATTGAAAAAGAAAAGGTTGTTGATTTTAAAGAACAGATGGAGGACAAAACTATTATGTTAGGAAACAATAATGTGGACAAAACCAAGACTGAAAACTAGGCTAAAAGAAGGTAAATTTCTTGTAACTTGGAATAAAAGTTCTAAGACTAATGCAAACACACCTAGCACAACAAGGTCGTGTGAAGTTACATTAAAGCCAGAATTAATTCCAGAAGATAAACGCCATCGTTTACCTAATCCCCCGGCAACTGCAGATTACAGAGTTGGTGTATGGGATTGCGAATTAAATGTATGGCATGTCGATGGAATACCGGCAACAAGAGTTATATCTGTTGTAGAAGTAACCGATTAAAAACTGAAAGATTATATTATGGAAGAACGTGAGCCTTACGAGGCATACATGCGTAGGCGCAATTTAGAAGAAGACACCCGTGAATTAAAATGGGATAACCGCTTTATGGAATTGGCTAAAACAATTTCAGGATGGAGCAAAGATCCTTCGAGTAAAATTGGTGCAGTGGCAGTAAACGATGAACGCCGCATACTTGCGACTGGATATAACGGTTTCCCAAAAGGCATTGAAGATAGTCAAGAAAGACTAAACGATAGAGAACAAAAATATCCGCTTATTGTTCACGCTGAAACAAACGCGTTGATGAATGCGCTTTATGCTGGTGTTTCTTTAAAAAATGCAACAATGTACGTTCATGGATTACCCGTGTGTCCTGACTGTACTAAGCTTATTATTCAAGCAGGCATTCGTAGAATTGTTATTAACAAATTCGTAATGAATACTCCAGAAAAATGGGTTGAGCTATGGAATAGCAAATCAGGACCTATGTTTAAAGAGGCAGGCGTATTGGTAACACAGCTTGGCTAATAATTTAACTGATATATATGTTGGCGTTAAGAAAAACGATCCTAATCGTAAAAAGAATGACTTTTATCCAACTCCGCCTCTTGCCACATATGTATTGTGCAAGTATGGTAATCCTCCACAAAATTTAATTGAACCTTGTGCCGGTCGAGGTAACATAACAAGAGAATTAGTTCGTAACGGTCATAATGTTATATCGTATGACTTAAATGATTATAGTGATAAATTAGTACCTATTAAAACTACAGTTGATGCTATGGAATTACAAAAGCTTGATGGCTTTGATGGTGTAGTTACCAATCCCCCATATCATAAAGACTTGCCGCGGAAGATGGCGGAAAAATGGATAAAAGAATATGATTACGTCGCAATGTTTTTAAGACTAACTTTCTTTGAAGGAAAAAAACGAAATAAACTATTTACAAACTACCCGCCTAGTGATATAATATTTTTATCAGATCGAGTTAGATTTGATTCTAATATTGTAGAACCAATTGAAAAGAAAGATCAGATCGGCGGCATGATTGCATATGCTTGGTTCATTTGGAACAAAAAGTATCCGCAAGGATTAACTAAAATGCGTTGGGCAATGCTTGAAGATGAATATGACGAGTGGAGATTAAATTATGATAAATGTAGTAATACCGGCAGCAGGTGAGGCAACAAGATTAAAGCCATTAACTGCAAATTGCTCGAAGGCAATGATACGCGTACACGGTAAACCTACTATTGAATATATTATTGAGTCAGTTCATAATAACGGCGCTGTAGTTAATCAAATCATTATAGTTGATGGCAAGCATGACGATATTCGTGAGTGGGTTGCAAAATCAAAATATAATAATATTAAATGTGTAAAACAAGGATCTCTTAACGGTCCTCGTGATGCTATTGATGTTGGTATTAACAGTTTAGAAAATCCTACGTATCCTTTAGTTGTATGGCTAGGGGATGCAATTATTCTTGAAGAAGAACTACCTTTAGGCACTGACTTTTTATTAACCAAAGAAGTTGAAGATCACTTTGCTTGGTGTATGTGGGATGGTAAAAAATACTTTAATAAACCAAAAGAAAATATTGAACAAGCTTCAGCTCTAGTAGGTCTATACAGTTTCAGTAGAGGATACGAAGCATATCACGCTTTTCACTACTCAAAAGGTTATGACATATCAGATGCTTTGGAGTTATATGAAGAACACGCTTCATTTAATAATATCAACACGGAAAAATGGTATGACATCGGCGACATATCTTCATATCACAAAACTTGCGCAACTCTACTAACATTCAAAGCTCGTGAATTTAATTCGTTTGAATACAATTCAGATCTTAATATGATTACTAAATGGCCGCAGTCTGATAATAAATTTGCCGTTAAGACTATTATGAATGAAAAGAATTGGTATGAAAATCTGAGCCCACTGCAAAATATGTTTGTTCCTAAAATTTTGCCAGATCCATATGCACTAACAATGTCATATGAGTCTGGTATTTTGCTATCTGATTTGTTTATGCATGAGGATCTAAGCCCGTCTACTATTGAATACTTAATTGAAAAGGTATTCATTATAATGAACAAGTACTTCCATAAAAAAGCAACACTTGAATTTGTCGCAGACTTTTGGGATAACGCTGAAAAAATGTGGATTGATAAAACCAAAAATCGTGGCGCTGATGATTATTATCTTGATGTTGCAGAGCGCTGTCTTAGTAGAGCTCGCCCAGTTTCAGGTATGCACGGTGATTTGCATTTCGGTAATATTCTTTATAATCCATATAACGATAGCATTACCTTGTTAGATCCGCGTGGCTCTTATGGAGATCATGTTGGTTGCGGCGGAGATTGGATGTATGATATGTGCAAATTGTCACACGACCTTTTCCATGGATATAATGAATTAGTTTCCGGGCATAAATACCCTCAGACAGTACGTGAAACCTTTGGCCGATTGGTACTTAAATATTACCCTGACGCATATGATGATATTATTGACGGCGGCGCTTTGTTAATTGCAACTTGTTTGCCATTACATTACGACTGTGAAGAACGCCAACAAAGAATGAGAGATTATATTAATGAATACGCAAACCTTAGTAGTTGATATTGATGACACGATTTGTACTCCGTTGCATGGCAGATCTGAATCTGAAGTTAAGTACGGAATGGCAAATCCTAATCGCCCAATGATTGCAAGTTTACAAAAAGCAAAGAAAAACGGATATCGCATTGTACTTCATACCGCGCGACGAATGCTTACTCACGATGGTGACATAAATAAAATCATTAATGACGTCGGAAAAATAACCACAGACTGGTTGGATAAGTACGAAGTACCTTATGATGAAATTGTGTGGGGTAAACCACACGGTGTTTATTACATTGATGATAAAGCAATGACTCCTGAAGAGTTCGTTAAGATGATGGAATGGAAGTGATTATGAAAAACATTGGTTTCGCAAAGATTGGTAAATCTATTAAATTTAAAACTAACAAGTACTCTCCCATTGGTGGAGATAATGAAGCGTCTTGCACTATACGAGCAATGGCAAACAACAACCCAGACAAAACGTTTTACCTAATTGGTCGTTCTGACTTTGGTGCATTGTCTGATACTGAACGTTTAGATTTGTTCCCATATGATAATGTAATTGACTGTTGGCACGGCGTTCCTTTGGCAATGTCAGAAACATATTATAATCATATTATTAATTATTTTAAAGACATTGAGCTTGACTTTTCTGTTATGATGATTGGGCAAATTAGTAATGTTACAATCCCAGATAAAATTTGGAAAGTACGTGAAAGTCAACAAGACGGCAAACCTGCTGCAACTCTTGATATGACTAAGTGGTACACAACTCCTATTACCAAATGGCTAAACGAAAGTAAGCCACGATGGATAGAAATTGTTAACGATCCACGATATGTTATCAAACAACCACGTGATGTATTTCATATGCCTTTCCGTTCTCTTGGACAATACGATTATGATTATGAAACATTTTCTATTACTGATTACGAAAACCAAGAAAGATTAGTACGGGTTGTTCATTCTGAATATGCAGGAATGGAAACTGCTTTTTGCGGCGATTATGAATACACTGAACAAGTAAACACGGATCGTAACACAGACTTTATGGTTGTACTTAATGAAGGCAAACCGTCACGCTATAACTTACTTAAAAGCTGGGTACTTGATAAATTTGATAACGTTGATATATACGGTAAGTGGCTCGACGAACGTGCTGAAAGCGACGAAAGGTTTAAAGGATCATTACATATCAATGAGATCCAAGATAAACTACAGGATGTTAAGTTTACATTTATCATTCCAATTAAAGAAGGTTGGACCACATCAAAATATATTGAAATGATTCACGCTGGTGTTATTCCTTTCCTTCATCCAACTTATGACGACCAAGGTCATTTGCCTATTCCTAACTTTCTTAGACCTAAAACGCCTGAAGAATTTTATACAAATATGCAAAGACTAATTGACAACCCAACAGAATACGAAACGGTTCTCAATGGATTGCGTAAAGCAATTCTTAAACCAGAATATTATGATGGTAGCTTTATTAATGACAATATTATGAAAGCTGCTGACGAAAATTATAAAAGACCTGACATGTTGCAGTTTACAAAGAAAAAAGCTGCGACACTTGAAGACTTTTTTGCATAGAGGATATAAAATGAGCGAAATTACATGGGCCCCAATTATTCCACTAATCGGTGGACAAATGCTAGGAGCAGAAAAAGCTTTTGGAAAACCACCTGAAGCTATCTATTCATACGCGGACTTTGAAGGAAACGATAGTCATTATGTTAACTATCAGCAAAACGTCAAAGGGCGTGACGTACAATATAAAATGATACCTGAAAGTTCAAGTCGACATATAAGTGTTATTTCAGGCACACCACCTTGTGCGGCATTATCACAACTTAACACTGGTAAAACCGAAGCGGCAAAAGGTGCAAAATGCGAAAAGAACGAATGGATGTACGAAGTCTTTAAAGAAGGCATTAACCGATTTTCAGCTAAAGCTATTGTTGTTGAAAACGCTCCTGCACTGTTTACTAAAAAAGGTAAAGAAGTAGCTGATAATTTGTTTGACATTTGCTCAAAAGCAGGGTATAGTTTAACTCTATATAAAACATCTACAAAATATCATGGTATCCCACAAGCTAGAGATCGTTGTTTTGCCATTGGTTGGAATTCAGAAACCGCTCCTATTATGAATTGGTACAAACGGCCTCGTAAAAAGTTTCACGAATATCTTTCGGATTTAACAGACGATATTCAACAAATGGATATTTTGTGTAACAAAAAACTTGATGAAGAACCTTACTATCAATACATCAAGTCACTTACAAACGAAGATCCTCGTAAGGTAATTATGGAAAGCGGACAGATTACGGCATTTAACTATATTAATAAAAGTGGTAAATTGCCTGCTTGTAATAAATGGATGCATGATACAAATAACGAACGCGGTATCAAAGTATCAGACCATGCTGTTAAAAAGTTTGCAATGGGTAAAGGTATTTGGGATAGCTCAACACACGTCTTTGGAGATTGTATGAATGCAGTTATCGGTCGTAACCTTGCAGATACAATTCATCCAAAGTTTGATCGTTCTTTAACTATTCGTGAAGCGTTGTATCTTATGGGTTTCCCTCATGACTTTGAGCTTGTTGGCGGATTACCTAAAATGAATCATATTGCTCAAAACGTTCCTGTTCCAACATCAAGAGATATTCATACTGAAATCGGTAAGTTTATTCGTGGCGAGTTAACGATGTCAGATACTAATTACCATCGTCAAGATAACCATAACGAACGGATGTGGTCTGATCCGGGTGGGAAAAACAACCAAGCAACACTTGAGGAGTTCATGGCTTGAAACACGACTTTATTATAGATTTTGAGACATTCGGCAAGGATGCTCAAAAGTGCGCAGTGATTGACTGTTCGGTGATGGTATTCAGTTGGGATAAAATGATTTCAGCTGATCCATATACTCTTGCAGATATATCAAAAACAAAACGATTTAAACTATCCGTGGTAGATCAAGTTAAAAATTATGGATGGGAAATTGATAAAGGAACAGTTACATGGTGGGAATCCTTAGGACCTGAAGTTCGTAGGAACATTAAACCACTTCCAACTGATTTAACTGTTGCTGATTTTACCAAGCAATTTCATGACTTTTTAATTGACTCGCCAAAGATTAGTAAATGGTGGTCTAGGTCAAATACATTTGACCCGATTATTCTTGGTCGTTTATTTCAATCACAAGATAAACTATTACATATGGAAGAGTACTTAAAGTATTGGGCAGTCCGCGATACACGTACTTATATTGATGCAAAGTTTGATTTTAAGCAAAAGAATGGGTTTATTCCATTTGCTGACGAACAGCGTTGGGAACAGATGTTTAAAGCTCACGACAGCTCGTGGGATATTTTAGCAGATGTATTACGCATGCAAGCAATTCGTAGGGCTGAGGAAGATTTAGAACAGGTGACAACATGAATTTAAACGTAACTATTGAAGACTTACAACAATATAAAATCTTTGTTGGTACACCAATGTATGGTGGACAATGCGCAGGCTTATTCACAAAGGCTTGTAACGATCTTGCTATGTTGTGTACGGCTAATAAAATTCCAATTAAGTTTTATTATCTTTTTAATGAAAGTTTGGTACAAAGAGCTCGTAACTATATTGTTGATGAATTCCTACGCTCAGACTCAACGCATTTAATGTTTATTGATTCCGACATTGGTTTCAATCCAAGAGATGTTATTTCACTTATGGCAATATATCATTCAGATCCTGATAAGTATGACATTTTGACCGGACCTTATCCTAAAAAGACTATTGCGTGGGAAAAAGTTCATATGGCCGCAAAGGCAGGTAAAGGCGATGAAAATCCTTTTGAGCTTAACGAATTTACTGGAGACTTTGTATTTAATCCAGTAGGTGGAGTTACTAGTTTTAAAATGGATGCACCACTTGAAGTTGGTGAAGCAGGTACAGGATTTATGTTAATACCTCGTAAAGTATTTGAAGATTACCGAGCTGCATACCCTGAATTGTCATATAAGCCAGACCACGCAAGAACTGAAAACTTTGACGGAGAACGTGATATTACAGCATTCTTTGATTGTATAATTGATCCAAAAACACGGCGGTATTTGTCTGAGGATTACTTCTTTTGTCAAAAGGCAAGAGCAATACAAAAAAGAGTTTGGATGTGTCCATGGATGAGAATGACTCATGTTGGTTCTTATATGTTTAACGGTAATATGTCTGCTCTTGGATCTTTAGGAGCGTCTCCAACCGCAAATAAACAAAGCAATTCTAAGAACTATAAAAAACCATTGACAAAAACCAAAAAACGTAATAAAATAAACAAATGATGATTAACCTAGGAGCTATATAATGAAATTTTCTGAACGCACTCTTACTATTCTTAAGAGTTTCTCTACTATCAACAAATCAATCCAAATGAAGCAAGGGAATACCCTTCGTACCATTACACCTGAAAAAACACTGATTGCATCCGCAACAATCCCAGATCAGTTTCCATCAGAAGCATGTATTTACGATTTGTCAAGATTTTTATCAATTTTGTCACTTCATACTGCGCCAGACGTAGAGTTTCATGATAAATACTTTGTAATCACAGAAGGTAAACAGCGTACTCGTTACGCCTTTGCCGACGTTTCCATGATACACGCAGCGCCTGAAAAAACCATTGAATTGCCGTCGGCTGATGTGGTTGTTGATGTATCTTGGAATGATTTGCAATCTGTTCAAAAAGCGGCAGGTGTTCTTCAGTTTAATGAAGTTGCATTTGTTGGCCAGGATGGAAAGTGTTACTTAAAGGCCATTGATAGTTCGTCTGCGGCAGCGGATGACTACGGTGTAGAAATTGGCGATACTGCCGATGAGTTTAAAATTATTATTAAAACTGATAATTTGAAGCTCTTACCTCAAGATTACAGAGTTACGCTGTCAAGTAAAGGTATCTCTGAATTTAAAGGTGAAGACGTCACGTATTTCGTGGCTATTGATACAAAGTCGACTTATAAGAAAGGATCCTAATTATGGATGAAAATCAACAACCTGAAAATCCAGGTGGAATTAACCTACAAGATATGGCAACAGTTGTTCAAATCATTGACATTGCCTCGCGTCGTGGTGCTTTTGAAGGCCGTGAACTGCAAGGTGTTGGCATGCTTCGGAATAAAATTGAAGCGTTCTTACGTGCACAACAGCAACAGCCTGAAGGTATGATGCCGCCACCTGACGCAGCAGCAGATGTCCCTCAAGATGCACCACTTGCAGATAAAGTGACAAACTAATTGTTGAAACGAACGCGGGCAATCGTTGTAAAACAAACCCGCACCTTATTTTATATTATGGAGACAATATGTCTATTGATGCTAAACAAAATGAAGTGCTCTGGGTTGAGCGCTATCGGCCGCAACTTATCGCGGATACTATACTTCCTGAAAAAACTAAATCTATGTTCACAAAGTTTGTTACGGATAACAGCGTACCAAACTTATTGCTAACTGGCGGCCCAGGCGTTGGCAAAACTACAATTGCGAAAGCAATGCTCGAAGAACTCGGCTGTGATTATATTGTAAAGAACGGCTCTTTGAATGTTAACATCGATACTCTTCGTTATGATATATCAACATATGCCTCTGCTGTATCGCTACAAGGTGGTCGCAAATATGTAATCTTTGACGAAGCTGATTACCTTAATGCTGCAAATGTTCAACCAGCTTTGCGTAATTTTATTGAAGAATATTCTTCAAACTGTGGCTTTATTTTTACTTGTAACTTTAAGAATAGAATTATTCAGCCATTACGTTCTCGGTTGTCTGAAGTTGACTTTACAATTGAAACATCTGACCGTCCTAAACTTGCAATGCAGTTTATGAAACGAGTTACGCAAATCCTCGAACAAGAACAAGTAGAATATGACCAATCTGTTGTTGCAAAGGTTATTCAAAAACACTTCCCTGATTTCCGTCGTGTACTAACTGAACTGCAATCCTACTCAGCATCAGGTAAAATTGACGAAGGTATCTTTATCAATTTGAAGCAAGAGTCCATGGATGAATTGTTTCGTTTGTTAAAAGCTAAAGACTTTACTAATATGCGTAAATGGGTTGCAAAGAATAGCGATCAAGATATGAATGAAATGTTCCGTCGCATTTATGATATGGGATCTGATAAAGTTTTAATGAAATCATTACCTGGGTTTGTTGTAACTCTGGCAGATTATATGTATAAGGCAAACTTTGTTGCAGATCTTGAAGTCAATATGGTTGCATTCTTAACTGAAGTAATGATTGAAGCCGAATATAAATGAGTGAATGGATAAAAAAACTAATAGGTGTCCACACTTGTTTCAATTGTGAAAAATATATTGATAAGAAAGATATATACAATGTAGATCTTGATACGCTTGATGGAGTACTACACCTAAAGCTATGCCCAACTTGTGCTAAAGATTTTGATGATATGATGAAAGAATTGGAGGAAGTAATTGCCGAAAGAGATAACACCATTTGATTTTATGAATGCAGTATCCTTTACTAAAGAGGATCTGATTGGTAACCACGAAAACCCAGACCAAGCTGAAAAGCTATATGTTCCTTACATGGTCAATCGTGGCTTTGCAAACTTTGAAGATACCATACTCCATGCAAACGAATTGAATCAACGTGCTCATTTATTTGACCGTGCTCAATTTGACTATTATCGTGGAGCATTACGTAAACGTAAACGTTTTTCAAAATGGCCAAAAGCTGATAAAAACATAGACTTAGACGCTATTCAGGAAGTGTATCAATGTAATAGAACCATAGCAAAGCTTTACCTTAAGGCGTTAACAGTTGAAGATTTAAAGACTATCCATACGAAGCTTGAGACAGGCGGTGTTGGCACCAAATCAAAGAAATGATAAATATTGAGAATCGCAATTGAGCGTTCAGTGATAATAATAATAAAAAAGGTGCTGTCGTTATGCAATCTGAAGAAAACATTTTTAAAGGTGTTGGTATTGAGGTATCCCTCCCAACACAGGATAGTTTTTTAAAAATTAAAGAAACTCTCACGCGTATTGGTATTTCATCCCGCAAAGAAAAGAAGCTGTATCAGTCTTGCCATATATTACACAAGCAAGGTCGATATTCAATTTTACACTTTAAAGAACTATTTATTTTAGATGGTAAAAAAGATACATTTGCTGATGAAGACAAAGCAAGGCGTAACACAATTGTTAACCTACTTGAAGAATGGGGATTAGTTAATGTTATTGACACAGATAACGCACAAGACCCAATTGCCCCATTAAACCAAATTAAAATATTATCTCATAAAGAAAAAGGTAATTGGATATTAGAGGCAAAATATAACATAGGAAAAAAATAAATTATGAATGTATATAAAGTGAATGAAAATGCTGAGTTGCCGGCATATGCAACAGATGGCTCAGCTTGTTTTGATATTAAAGCATGTTTTAAACGTGGTGATAAACTTTTAGCCTATAATAATTGGAATAAAGAAACACACGTGGCGGTTAAAGGTGTTGGGCGAGTTGCTGACGCGTTTCAAATTCCCCCGGATACTAGAGTCTTAATACCAACTGGCCTCGTGTTTGATATACCTGAAAACCACGTAATGAAAATGTACGTACGTTCAGGCGTTGCACTAAAAAAAGGATTGACATTAGCAAATAATGTTGGTATAATAGATTCAGACTATGTGGAACAGACTTTCATTATGATGATTAATCAAACTGATAGTCTTGTTATGATTGAAAACGGTGAGAGACTGGCGCAGTGTCTTATTGAAAAGACTACAAAAATTGAAATTAATGAAACTGCTGAACCAATTGTTTCTAAGACAGATCGTGATGGAGGTTTTGGTAGTACAGGAGATTAAAATGTTAAAATACATTACTTTAGGACTACTTGCTGCGAGCTCTGCTGTGGCACAAGAACAAGGTGATATCACACGACATCCTTGTGGATCGTTTGAAGAAGCTGGAGCAATTTTAAAATCAACAGGGCAAGATATGCTTTGGAAAGGCCGCGGCACAACATTCCATATTAGCGGTGAGCAACAAACACCTGAAGTGGTATTCCATGTTAATCAGAAAACCGGTGCATGGAGTTTAGTATCGTTATATCCAGGAAACATAGCTTGTTTAGTAATGGCGGGATGGGGGTTTGAGCCTTATTCAATTCCAACAAAAAAAATTGAAAAAAAATCCCCATAACTATTGACATTTAACTAAAAAGTATTATATATAGATAGTAGACGCTCAACAGAGGTCTATTAAAATTAACTCGCTTATTTAAGGAGAACAAAAATGACTAGAACTAAATTTAATGCGGCAGCGCTAAACGATCCATTGTTTATCGGATTTGACAGAATGTTAGAAAGAATGAATTCTGTTGATACAGTGCATCGCAACACGTCCAATTATCCCCCATATAATATTGTAAAAGTAGACGAAGATAATTTTACTATAGAACTGGCATTAGCTGGTTTTAAAGATGAAGATATTGACGTTACACTAAAAGATGGAGTATTATATGTTGAAGGTAACCAAGGTGATAACGATGAAAAAACATATTTGCATCGTGGGCTATCGGCTCGTTCCTTCCGTAGATCTTTTACAATAGCTGATACCATTGTTGTTAATGGAGCAGATTTTGTAAATGGCATTCTAACCATTTCGTTAGAAAATGTAATTCCTGAAGAAAAGAAACCTCGAAAGATTGCTATCAACAACGGAAATCATAAGGCTGAACTTCTCAACGGGTAAGTACTATTGACAAAATAATAAACTATGTTATATTGATTCTAATAACGGTCAAACCCTATACTGGGTTTGACTTTTAACACACACGGAGAGTAATATGAAAAAGGTAAAACCCATTGGATGGGCAACCACATTGACTGAAATTGCAAGTATTCCTAAAGATATGTGGGATAGCGTAATGACAGTAGAAAAATCCCCACTACAAAATTTAGACCCTATGGTAGGACACATGATCTTTCAGTGTCTATTCTTTATTTGGTCTGGTATTTTTGCATTAATGGTAGGAAGTTATTTGGCATTTGGAATTAGTGCTGCGTTTCACCTATTGCTTATTAGCGGTATTACAATTACAGTTGTGACATTTCGTCAAGCAGAAAACAATCCCGAGTCTCTTAACAATCTTTTAAAATCAGGTCGTAAATATAATGGCCGTGCAAATGGTGGTGAGCATGAGTGAGCAAACACAATATTGCACAACCAAAGGCTTAGGCTGGGCATTCTTGATTATTATTATTATGATGGTAGGTTTACCTATTCTTGGTTCAGCAATTGCTTACCCAGATAATTGTAAGCAATCTATTCTTATTCCGTGTATAGGTTTAGAGTAATGCATATTGTTAGAAAAAAATCTGGTGAAATAATTGCAATCGCATCACGTTTAGAAGATGCGATTTCAATTGCAGATGGTGCAAAAGTTGATAAAGAAGATTATGTTGTTCAAGAGTCAACTGACCAACAAGAACTCGCAGAAGTTTATCGTTCTTATTATGGGACAAGATCACTATGACTGATGATGAAGTACGTGCAGCCGCTCAGAAAGAAGCGGAAAAAACCTTTGATGGCTTCATCTTATGGTCTAAACGAACTACCTATGCTTCGATTGCATTTTTATTGATTGTAGCATCGTGTAACTTTGGGGTAGAGGACGACACCTATCCTGCCTATAATGGCGAACAATATAATCCGTCCAATCTTAATGTAAAGAAATAAAGATAGGAAACAAATATGAAAAATTTAATTACCGCTAGTATTATGGCGCTTTTTGCAACAACGGCATATGCTGAAGATATGACTGTTGAAATGTTGAACAAACGTGATGATGGCGCTAAGATGGTATATAGTGAAGATATCGCACGTATTGACGTAGGTGATACAATCACATGGGTACCAACATCAAAAGGTCACAATGTAGAATTTATTGCGGGCCCAGACGGATGGAAAGCACCAAAGAAATCAAAACTTAACAAAGAAGTGGCGATTACATTTGATACACCAGGCGTATATCTATATCAGTGTTCGCCACACAAAACAATGGGCATGATTGCCATTGTGGTTGTAGGTAAGCCAGAAGGTGAAGCTAAAGATCGTTTGAAAGATGTCAAAGTAAAAGGCAAGTCAAAGAAGAAGTTCAAAGAGTTACTGGCTGATCTATAATGTGTCCAGCATGTTACATTAACGGACTTCTGTTGCTTATATTTGGAGCAACAGGGGCGCAATTAGCCAGCAACCCTTGGATTATTGCACTCAGTACAGTGCTTACTATTGGCGGCTTTTGGTGGATGTGGCGAGCATACAAACGCAGCAAAGGCAAAGGCGGACTAAAAAAGAATCTTAAGATTACGGCTTTGGTTTTATTTGCATTTGCGGCAGGCTATGTTACGGCAGCATATCAAACACATGAGTATTGGCAAGAAGCATATGGTGCTGAGGATCATTTAGAATGAGCAAGCCGAAATGAAAAGTTTAGTTGATAAAATACCAGAGTTTTGTATGAGCCATTGGTTACTTCGTATTCCATTGGCCATCGTATTCCTTCAACAGGGCCTTGATAAATGGCCCGTTGATGCTGGAACAGCAGAGTCCTTTGCACTACCACTAATTGTTTGGGTCTTTGTTGTTTATGGTGAAATTGGTTCAGGAGTCGGATTACTCGTTGGCGGAGTACTTGCCAATTGGTTTAAAGAATTGGGCGATCTAACTACGCGGTTTAGTGGTATTACAATCTGTAGTATTATGACAGGCGTTATTTGGATCGGCGAACCTGAAAGCTTTATGGATGTAATTCTATATGATAACTTTCATGTTTTATTATGGGTAGGTGGAATGTTTTTTGCACTAAGAGGTAATAGAACGTAATGGTAAAACCTAATACCAGTTTCAACTTAGATGTTGATGATATAAATATGATTGATGAAGCGTTGATTGTATTACAACATCAGCGTACCGGCGTTGTAGGATTTGAAATAGAAGCTATTACAAATCTTAGAGCCAAAATTTTTCATCAAAAGAATTGGTATAAACCAAAGGACCGCTTCGCAGGAGGCGGATAACACAACACACAGGAGAACAAAAATGTTTAACGACTTTACAACTAACTACTTTATCGACCATATTCAATCTACAAAGAAAACAATGGTTGATACATTGGTAAAAGACGAAAAATTGTCTGCGCCACTACATGCTTTTATTGAAGCGCAAACATCTTTTACTAAAGTGGCAATGAAATCTATGACTGATTTTATGAATGCATCTGGTGAAACCGCAGCAAAGGTAATGAAATAATGAGTAAAAACCCTTTTGAAATTCGTGCAGATATGTTGCAGATGGCTAAAGAGTATATGGATCAAATCCATGAAACTAACCATATCTATGCAGCCAAAATGATGGAATTAGGTCAAATTCAATTTGAAGAATATCAAAAGATGACTGAACTATATTCAGTCGAGGAGCTCACGAAAAAAGCTACAGAAATGTATTCGTTTGTTTCAAATAAAGATTAAGGAAAAGGGGATCTTCGGGTCCCCTTTTTTTAATTAATCATACACGGTACCAGGATACGGACCTGATGCGTAAGTGTTCATATTTTTATCCATATGACCACCGATAATGGTAGGAGCTTCAACAAATGCATCACCGCCTTTTTGTGTTATAACTGGTGAAACAGTTTGATCCCCACCTTTAATAATAACAGTGTTACCATTTTGAAGAGCTAGATCCGCAATCGCGTCTAAAGCATTAGTTTCAAACCCTGGCGCAACATTCACAATTCTTCTTGCTTGAGCGCTGCTCAACCTTGCATTTGGATAAACCCTACCCGATCCTACTCCCATTCCAGATATAGCTGCGGCTGGCACGTCAAATAGACCTAGGCCGCCAGTACCCGGAGGTCCATAGTTTGCAGATGTAGTAGTTTGCCCACCACCTCCATATTTTGCTGCAGCTTCTGCCATCAGTTGTGAAGTGCCAAGAGCATCATTAATTTGAGATTGAACTTTGTTAATTTCACTTTGTGGCGGTGTTTCACCCAATGCCCATTCCACAATTTTAAGGCCAAGATAATCTCCAGCAAGACCGCCAAGAATTGCGCCAGCAATTCCACCTGCAGGAACTGTAAGCCACGCAAGTGGTCCGCCGAGCAGTCCAGCAGCGCCGCCAGCTAAACCGCCACCACCAGCACCAATAAAGCCGCCAAGCCATGTTCCTAATAGTTTTGTTCTCTGTGATTCTTCAGTCTGTTCCAACGCGCTTAAAATCATAATTAAGTCAACTACTTTAAATGCTACGTTTACTCTATTCAAATAATCAAAGATTTTCATTAAAACATTACGCCATTTTGCAGGAATTTTATCATTGTAATCTTGCAACAATTTTTGTAGGTCGCTTTTTGTGGCTCTTCTATTAGTATTTGCAGGAGCTGCTTTTACAGCAGCAGTTGGTTTAAACGTGGTAGCGCCTTGGGGTTTTCCGATCTGCGTAGGACTATTATTAAAACCAGTCAATGGCTTGTCTATTGAAGGCACAATAGGTTTATTTTGATTAGCAGTTTGAAACCCTGCTACAGACATTCTGTCAGGCAAATACCCCGGGCCTTCTGGTGTAAATGTTGACAATTCTGGGGTAAACTGAGATACCATATTGGCTCTTCTGAATCTTTCGGT